GAATCGGGTACATACGGGTGGAACCCGCAAATACCTGACCGCCGATGAGGTTGATCGGCAGGAACCCATAAGGGCTAGTAACATCAGTTCCTGAAGCCATTTGAAATTACCTCGAAAAGTGGAAAGAAAAGGATTTAACCTCGTCCGAAAGTGGTGCGCGTCGAACGCTCCGGATTAAGGAGCGGCATACGCGGATCATTTTCCCGCAGATAACTGCGGTCCACACCGTCGATCTGTCGATCTGAAAGATCTTGGAAGTACTTCTGGCGTTGCAACATCTTCTCTTGGGGAGCCTTGCAAAGCAGCAAACCACCCACTTCGACGTTCCCTTTGAACTGAGAATTGATGTCAGAGAGGATCTTCAACTCAGGATGATCTTCTGACTTAACAGGTTCCCAGCCCTCGCGGAACTGACGTGAGACGTTGGTATTATCCGAACGTCCCAAAGAGGAAGTGCGAATCCAGCGGAACACCCAGCCATCTTTCGGCTCGGGGACCGGCAATGCGGATTGCGGCAACCACGAGTCACTAGGACGCGATTCGGCTGCACGGTCGATACGAATTTTGCGCTCTTCAGCCATTGTAACTCTCCTTAATGAGTTGTTTGGCGTACTGCTCGGGAGTGAGGCCAAGTCTCTTAGCGACGGAAACTTGTGTGGCAGTCAACTGGATTTTGCGTGGCTTCGCACCGTTGTTACGGCTCGCTGAAGCAACCACGGTATTAGGGGTGCGTTGAGGGGAAACAGAGACTTGTACGTCATCTGAGTCTTTCTCAAAGTAATCTGGAAATCGTTGCCGCATCGCAGCATCGATCTTTTCGTAGTATTCGTCCGAATCGGCTTTGATGCCGTGTTCACGGATCAAGGTCTCATGGACTCCGTAGGCCAATGCAGTCATCTCGCGGTTCCCCTGAGGGCCGAACCAAGGGTTTTTCTTGGTCCAATCCATAGCCTTATTGCTTGGCTGAGGAGCCTGATACTGCTGCACAGGAGGCTGGTAAGCCTGCTGTACCGGCTGGGGCTTGGGTCGAGACTGAAGAACACGCTCGTGCTTTTCAGCCTCCCGAAACTCCGTCTGGGCGTTAAGGAGTTTTTCCTGAGCCTCAATGATCTTCTGGGCATCACCGGCTTCGTAAGCGTCCTTGTACAGGTTCTTGGCCTGATCAAGGGCGAGATTGGCACGGGCTTTGATCTGGGCGACGAGTGCGCCTTCTCCGCGCTGAAGTAATGACTCGTATTGCTGGTTTTTTGAGACCAGTTGTTGTGCGTAACGAAGCGCCTCTTCACGCATACGCTCGGCGGCTTCCCGCTGACGCTGCGCTTCATGCTGCTCGTACTTGAGTTTGTTGATTCTCTTGCGGACTTTTTCACTGTAGTCCGACAGTTCCTCGTCGTTGTCTTCCTTCTCAGCCTGCCTTGATTCAGGTTGTTTAAACTCAGACTGCTTGGCTGGCTGCTTTGGAAGATCATCAACGATCTCAAGTTCAACCTCGGGTTCCGGGGAAGACTTGAGGGTTTCTTTTTCAGGGATCTGCAAGGGAGCGGAGACTCCGAAGAACTTCTCCTCCTTGCTCATGCCTGCTTCGGTACTCATGCCTTCACCACTCCTCGCGGATCTTCGACCACCGCCTCGACCGAATCATCATTGATCAGGCGGAACTCTTTTCCGTGAACCTTAAAGCGAGTGCCGGAGTAGGATCGCATCATGATCCAATCCCCTTCCTTGCAGTAAGGGCCAGAAGGGAAACGATCAGGGGACTTGTAAGCATCCGGTCCCATCGCGAGGACGAAACCAACGATACTCCCAATCTCCTCAGCCTCAAGTGTTTGAGTAGCCTTGAGGATTCCACCTTCGGTCTTCTCTTCGGGGTTAGGTAGCGCAATGAGTACTTTGTACCCGGTAGGTTTGGGTAACTGACTTGCGACTTTGTTGTCGTTTTCCATCGATTCCTCGCGCCTTTTCGGCGTTTGCACCCCTATCGGGGCGGTTGCACTGTTTACACAGCGAAGTTGTTAAGCCGTTTAATCATCGTCAATTTGTTTAGTGAGGTCAAGCAATTCTCGTTCAGCCCGTGCCAGACCCTCAATAACGCCACAGCACCGCTTGTACTCATTGAAGTCGGCGCAGCCGCCACCGGCTATGTGGTCGGCCATGTCGTTCATCTGCTGGCGTAGGGATTTCCGCAGATATTCTGCGACGTTATCGCTTGCGGCTGGCATTGCGATCTCTCATTTCTTGCTCTTTGGCTTGGGTCGAAAGCAAGTTTCGGGCGATCTCTACGCCTAACTTGGCTCCCTCGACCTTGTCTCTGGAGGCAATTTCCTTGCTCTGGAGTTCGTTTGCGGCGTTGGTAGAAGCGATCTGTACACCCAGACGCGCCCCTTCGATACGCTCTTGAACCTTGAGCCGGTCCTTTTCGGACTGCATCCGCATCTGCGCCTTCTGCATATCCGCTTGGACACGGGCCATTTCGGCCTGTGCTTTCTGCTGGATTTCCTGTGCGCGAAGTTGCAGTTTCTGCATCTCCATCTGAAGGACAGGGTCTTGCTGCTGCTGTTGCTGCTCTTGCATCTGGGCCTCTCGCTGGGCTTTTCCAGTGACCTGAGCCGCAGCCGGGGCGACCAGAGCCGAGATCCGGTATTCGATATCCTCTGGGAGGGGTTCCCCCGGAGGAGGCAGTTTAAACCCGAGTTCCTTCTCAATCTGCTGCCGGTAGGCGAAGGCCAGATGTTCCGACACATGGGCGGTAAGGGCGGCTTGCATGGCCTGCGCGGCTTGAGGGGCCTGCTGGAGCATCTGCTGCAAACGCGGATCTTGCCCAAAAGACATGTGCGTTTGGATATGCGCCTCATGATCCTGATAGATAAACGCCTTGATGGGCTTCATCGTGAGGGCGTTCATGTTCTCAGTGACAGGGTCAGTCGGTGGGATTTCCGTCTGATTCGGCAGAACCTCACTAGAGTCGGCAATCCCAAGCGCCTCAATCATCTGACGATGAAGCATGGGCAGGTCATACAACTGAGGGGCTTGAGAGGCCAACTGCAATGCGGCCTGATACTTCATGATCCGCTGGGCCATGGTTCCCGCGTTGGGATCTGACACCGGGATCACATCCACCCTGTCGTCGAAGTCTTCCTTGGTCAGTTCCTTGCCCGGAATGTCATAGGGATATTCCGTAGGACCGTAGTCAAAAATCACCTGAGCCAGCAGTTTCAGTTCCTTCTTCATGGAGGCGTGTAAACGCGCCTGCACGGCTGACATCACCTTCATCGACCTTTCGATGATTGCCAAGGTAGTTCCGACAGGAGCCTCGCCGTTCATGTCCGCGACCTTCATGTCTGCCTGAGAGGCAAACCGGCGTCCTTCGTCCACGATGTTTCCGAGCAACTGATACAAGGTACCCGAGGGTTCCTTGTAGGGGAGGAAGGTGATGTTGTCCCTCAATGCACCGGAGGGGATATCCACATCACGGAACTCTCCCGGCATGATCGGGGTATCGTCGCCTTTGATCCGCAGGCCACGGGTCTTGAGACCGCCCGGAAGATTGGAGAGGGTTCCAGCGTCAACTAATTGACGCAGGATAGAGGTGGAGGATTTAGCGAGTCCACCAACGAGATGCACCAATCCAAACCCGTAGAAACCCAGTCCGGGGATGTAGGTGTACTGAACGAAATGCTGACGGCGCTTCTTGAGCGGGTCATCTTCGTACCAGTTCCGTCGAATCGAAAGGATGATCCTTGAAGACTTGTCGATAGTGACGACGTAAGGCAGCGCAATGCCTGTTGGATTGCCTTCTGCGTCGGTGTCTTCGAATCCCGGAAGATCGTAATCGACGACCATTTCAAGGAGCGTATAGCGCGAATCCAGATCCATGCCCTTGGATTCACCGTTCAGTTTGTCGTAAGACTTCTGGATTTCGGTGATATCTGGAGAAGGGGGAGGAAGATCGACATCGCGATAGAAACCTGAGACCTGCAACTTTCGAATCTCGTTGTAGGTCTTCTTCATGACATGCGTGGCGCGTTCGCAGGTGACTAAATCACTTGCGCCATAAGAGACTACAAAATCCTCTGCTGGAACGAAGATCGATGCAGGCCTACCGAGAGAAGGGTCGTAATAGACCTTTCGAAATGCCGCGCCGGAGAGTGCGAGAGAGAACAGCAACTTCTCTGTCTCTGAGCGATATTCGCTCATCTTTTCAGTCAAGAGATAGTTTAAATACTCTTGAACGCGCTCTGCTTGTTGAACACGGTCCAGATTCACTTGACCTAGAATCTTGGTCTGAACTGGTCCCTTTGCAGGGAAGATCTCTTGAATTGACTGTGCTTGGAAGCGAACAATTGCCTCAGAGAGCATCGGGTGAAATACACCGCAGGCTCCTTCCCATGGCTGGGTACGATCTTCGATCTTGAGTCCGAGAAGATCTAATCCCTTGATGTAAGTTGTTTCCCATTCTTTGCGAGAATCTTTATCCGCATCGAAGAGGGTAACGAGTTCAGAGGCCATGCTCCCGAGGGTGGAGTTATCGATGAACTCCGCGAGATTGTCGCCATGACTCGCCTCAGGATTGGGTTCCGGGGAAAGACTGATCTCTACACCACCATCGGGCAGTTCAACCACGACGGATTCATTCGCATCTTGGATGGGTACTTCTAAAGACTGCCCTCCCATCAAAGAGGGCATCAAAGCGCGATCAACCGCCATGGTGGTCTCCCTTACAGGTCGCGGAACTTACCGCCTTTAACGGCAGCGCCCATACCACGAGCAACGCCAGTCGTTCCCATGGTCTCGCCGCCGCCATACATTTTCTTGGATCGCTTGGCACCGCCTACCATCACGGGCTTCCCAAGACCCTTCATCTTCCCAACAAGCATGTCCTTGGGCTGCTTGCGAGACTTCGGGGCTTCCATCTTCTCAGTCTTTGCAGTTCGGCTCTTCATCGTTTAAATCCTCAGTAGTAGGCTACTTTGCGTTTGTAGACAGGCTCATCCTTGTAATCGGACTGGAGGGAGACGAATCCGCCCCTTCGATAACGGAGCAATGCCTGTGTACACGAGTCCACATAGTCATCATGCTCTCCGGCGGGAAAAGACGCAAATTCTTCAACGACTTCCTCCGCGAATCGGGTGTTCGGTCGCCAGATCTTTCCGCTCGAAAAAAGATCCGCAATGGCGTTTACACGGGCGATCTTGTCGTTCCCCCGAGAGGGGGTGAATTCCGAGACCGGAATCCCCATGGCCCGAAGTTCGAAGATGAGGGGGGTTCCCGCCGCCTTGGCTTCCACGATCAGGGTGTCTGGCTTCCAGTAGTTGTAGAGTTCATACGCCCGTTTCTTCAGGGTCGGGAACTCCATCTTCTCCCGGTGGGCATCCATCAGGATGATGTTCGGTTGCATGGCTCCAGAGCCATCCGGGTGGTAGAACACACCCCAAGTGGTGCAGGCGGAGTAGTCCGAGCGTTCGGATTTTAGGAAGGCGGTATCCCATGACTGGATCAAAAACTGACACTGGGGCGGGGAATCCTGTTCCCAGACTTTCCACCACTCGCGTTTAATCAACGCGCCTTCTTCGGAGGTGGGGTTCTGCTGGTACTGGGCTTGCCACTTATGAACCGGGATTTCTTCCCGAATAGCCTCTAGTTCTTCGATGGGCCAGAACTCCGGCCAGAGGGGTTTGCCCGAAGGCATGATCGCCGGGAACTCAATGACCTCCCATTCATCACCGCCTCTCTGTGCAGAGGCCTTGAGTACCTGTCCGACGAGGTCTCTTTTCGACCAACGGGTACAAATGACGACGATGGCCCCACCGGGCTGGAGACGCTGACGAGGACCGGAGGTGTACCATTCATAGGCATGGTCAAAGACGGCAGGATCTGCCGATTGGCCCTCTTGTTCATCATGGGGGTCGTCAATGATGAGCAAATCGGCACCCTTTCCGGTCACCGCACCGCCGATACCGATAGCGAAATACTCCCCACCCTTGGAGGTACTCCACCGACCGGCGGCTTTGGAGTCCGCACGGAGATGGGTATCTGGGAAAACCCCACGGTAATCCTCTGAATCGACCAAGTTTCGGACCTTTCGACCGAATCCCACTGCAAGTTCCGCAGTGTGAGAGGACTGAATGACCTTCTTGTGGGGGTATTTGCCCAAAAACCACGCCGGGAAGAGGAATGACCCGAATTCTGACTTGGTATGGCGAGGAGGCATACAGATGATCAGCCGTTTGAGTTTGCCAGCGGCAATTTCCTCAAACTTCTCGCCCATGATCTTGTGATGACGACCAGAAATGAACCCCGGCCACATCTTATTCACGAAAGGAATGAACTTCTCTTGAGCCAGTTCCTTGGATTTCGCCTTCTCCCATTCCTCTAACAGCACTAACCATTCTTTCTGCTGGTCATTAGGCAAGTTCTGCACTAAAGCCATGATTTTAGGCAGGTTTTCAACTGTTAGTTGCACTGATGGGAACCTCAAAATGCAGGGACAATAGCCCCCGTTTCATCACAATCCCAACCTCTCCCTCTTTTTTTAGCCCTCCACGGCGATTGAGTGGCGTAAGTCTTCAAACACATCGCCTGTCTCATCATTATTTCGCTATCGTTTCGCTCGAAACTAGGTGTTTGTTGCCTTCTTACCTCTTATTCTTAAAAGCCGAAGGCAAAATTCTTGAGAAACTACACCCTTACAGCGAATTTAGTGTTACATTTAAACCTAGTTTCTCGCTAAACTTTCAATACAATACCGATTGTATCACAATCCGGAAGGAAAGTCAATAGAGATTGTCAAAATTTTTGCAAAAAAAATTTCTACAACCTCACTGACACTCTACAACAAAATCCTACCGGAACCTGAAACACTACAACCGCTCACAACGGAACTTAACCACTATACCCCGTCTGTTGTTTATACGCAACAGTAGGGGAAAGTAGGGGAAAGTAGGGGAATCGTTTGAGGAAAATCGTATGTATGGGTACGCGCAGGTACCCGAACGCGCACGGGGGGGTGCGGGTGCGCGATTAGACCGCGCGTGCGCCCGCGTTTAACCCCCACGGGCGTGCGTTATCTACCGCGCAGGTGCGTGCGCTTCTACTGCAACGATTCAACCCCGGAACTAGCCGGGCCGCACCCGGCGTCCGACGATGGCGACGGGCCGCACCCGGCGACATTGTCGGTATCGTTGCCCGTCTCATCTGCGTTTACACGCTGCACCGCAAGCAGTGATGACAGGCGGCGCTCCAAGTCAGCCGCAACCAATGCGGCAGGACGTTCGCGGTGATCCTCGACCACGTCGCGATACAAGCCGCAAGCCTTGCCCAACAATTCAGCCGCCCGTAGTTGAGTCTGCGTTGCGGGAGCCTCGCCGTTAGACCATTGGCGTAGTAGGCGTATGAGGTTGTCGCGGTCAGAGACCGTGCTGACCTCACTCAGCCGCCTCTTCTCCACTGCTAGCGCCTCCATGCATGCCCTAACCTTGCCGTCCACCATCAACTCCGCAGCCCTGCGCTGCACTGACGCCGGTTTCATAGCCTCTGCGTCATACGAGTTGCGATACGCCTCAGCGATACCCATGCCATTCACTACGTTTTCCGCGAATTTCCGCTGTTTTGCGGTGAGTCCGTATTCGTCGGTGATACCTGCCATTGTGCGTTTAACCCTTGTTTACTAGTGCATTTGCTAATCTTTGACCATGCTGATTGCATGACCGACTCACCGAATCCTACTTTCGGCCATGTTTAGACGCAACTAAATTCGACCGATAATCAATGACTTAGCATACAGGCTGATAAATTTATCGTTTAACCTGTAGACATGTGACCATGATATCGACGAGTATTGACACCGCCGCAAGGCACCGGCCCTCCAGACAGGCCGCGAAAAACAAAGGTTCTGGTGCCGGATGAGCGCAAGCAGCCCGGCGGCTCCCACAAGGGGAGTCCGGCCTAAAGCAGCGGTGTAGTCGTAGGGTTGAAGACGATGACCGACATCTCGCGAGTCGCCCGACAACGTGACGCTGCCCAACGAACCGGGAAGCCTTGGCTCAGTAGAGTGCCTTCGATGAGGGCACTGCACTGAGTCAACCAACGGAGAAGCAAATGAAATTTCGCGACTACTCGTTGACCCTGCGGGACAGCACCATGAAGACCTGCGAGGTGTTCATCAACGGCGACTGCATCAACGAGCAAATTCTGAAAGGCGTGAGCGAAGAGCAAGCAGTCGAAATGGTGGAAAGCAACGCCTTTTTCAATGCCATCGGCAGCGGCGACATTGGCGCTGACGCTTGGATCGATTCGATCAACCAATAACGTGGAGAGCAAACATGTTCGACAAGTACGCTGAACACCTGCGCGACAGCGCCCCCGACAACAGCCGCTTCGACGGGTTCGACCGGGGTGATCTGGGCAACGATGAGGGCGGCGAAATCTACGGCAACGTGATTGGCCGCATGCGCTGTTGGCACGGCAAGGTCGAGATCGTCGAGGTCGTTTATCCGGACGGCGACAGCGACTATTTCGTGCAGGTCAACGGCAGACAGGTGACCGACTTCGTAGACCGCGCACGGGCCATCGTGGTGGGTCGATGGTGGGTCAACGGTTGCCCTGCCTAACAGGTCGAAACCGGCGTGAGCCGGTCTGGCGGTTGTGCCGCCACTGACGAGACCGAATTCAACCAACCATGGAGAACACCATGAGCAAGTCATTCAAGCAGTCGATCAAGTCATCCAAGCAAGGCCGGTGGATTCTTCATCCGGTCGATGCAGTGCCGGTATGGGTTCCTGCCAAGCGTAAGTAATCACCGTTTAAACTACAGGAGAACATCATGAAAATTATTCTAGTCGCTTTTTTCCAGTTTCTCGCCATGGTCGAGATGGCATGTGGCGTTCTGCTTGTCGCTGAGTCGGGTGGCGTCGGCATCTACTCGCTGATCGCGGTCGGTGCTGCCCTGTTCTGCCTTTTCTTCGCCAGTGAGGTATCCAAGTCATGATCATTCAAGTCGAACAGCGCCATGTCTACGGGTCGATCAAGTACTACCCGCTCAACGAACTGGCCTCACGGTTCGCTGCGCTGATGAAGCAGAAGACCTTCGATGCCCAGAACCTTGCGGACATTCGCCGCATGGGTGTTCAAGTGGACGTACGAGTCCCCGGTTTTTCAAACGACTATCTGGTCAGCATTTAAACACAGGAGAAAATCATGGTTCGTTTTTACATTGGCGAGTTCCACCGGGTCGAATCCGGTTTCGCATTCAACCGCGATGGATCACCCCGTGACGCTATCGTGTTTTCCAATCTTGAGGCGGTACTGGGTGCGGAGGGCGACGATATCGAACACCTCGACGCAATGCTCCGCGCTGCTAATCGCGAGTTCGCCCGTAGCGACGATGGCTCTGTGGAAATCACGCTGCGGCTCAACTAGGTCGAAACATCCCGCGCCTTCGGGCTTGATCGCCAACAGGCCGGGATGTCGTGCCGTGATGCGGCATCTGACGAGACCGTCACCGTTTACACAAGTTGACTGCGACACAACGCAGCGTTTATACTTCGCAACATTGCAACAGGAGATCACCATGTTCACAGAACGTGAAACGTACCTCGCCGCCGCAGCCGTCGCGCTTCAGCACGAGGTGTTCCCCGCCGCCAACATCGCCGCTGCCGATTGGTCGCAGCGCAAGTATCGGGTCGCCTGCGGGTTCCCGATTGGCTATCGCGGGAGCCGTACCGGCAAGGTCACCTTGGGCCAAGCCTTCGACCCGTCGATCAGCGCCGATGGCACTTTCGAGGTGTTCATCAACCCGATCCTCGACAAGCCGCTCGACGTTGTCGCGGTTCTCGCCCATGAGTTGGCGCATGTCTGGGCCGGTATCCAATGCGGTCACCGTGGCGAGTTTGCTCGTATCTCCCGCGCCATTGGCCTTGAAGGCCCGTTGACCTCGACCATCCCCGGTGTCGAGTTGCGCGGCAAGTTGGAGGGCATCGTCGGCATGTTGGGTGCCTACCCTCATGCGAAGGTTGACCCGAATGCCCGCAAAAAGCAGGGGACGCGCCTGCTCAAGTTGCAGTGCAGCGACTGCGGGTGGACGGCTCGTGTCTCTGCCTTGCAGGGCAATCGTTTACACGCCGCGTCGCCGTGTCCGGTTTGTATTTCTGTTGGATCACTCAACGTGGAGGTTTGATCATGGCAACTCAATCGACCTACGTTCATCAGCCCCGTCACAAGCATGAGGGCGAACGCACCACCTTCTCGCTGCCGCTGTCAGACAGCGACCGCTCGTACCTCAAGATGCACGCCGTGCGGCAGGGCAAATCGCCCAACGCGCCGGACGATGTCCTGCTCTCCATCTGGAACGGGGTCGATCCGGCCCCGGTTCGTGCGGAACTGGACTGGGCGACCATCGATGGCATTCGCAAGGACGCTATCGCTGCCGCTGTCGCTGCGGTAGAGCAGCACCGCCCCGTGCGGATTGAAATCAAGCAGGGCGCACAAATTCGCACCCTCCCCGATGGTCACCGTCACCCGGTCTTCGGTGATGTCCTCGCGGCCCTCTCCGTTCGCGAGAACGTGTACTTGGTTGGCCCTGCCGGTTCCGGCAAGACGACCATCGCCGCACAGGCTGCTGACGCACTGGGTCTGCCGTTCTACAGCACGGGCGCTGTCGGCATGGCGTACCAGTTGCAGGGATTCATCAACGCCGAAGGCAAGTACATGGAGACCGACCTCTACCGTGCGTATGTCGGCGGGGGCGTGTTCCTCTTCGATGAAATCGATGCATCGTCGGCGCAGGCATTGCTTGCCTTCAACGCAATCGCCGCGAACGACCTCGCTGCCTTCCCGTGCGGCACGGTTAAACGCCACGCTGACTTCGTGATCATTGCCGCTGCGAACACTTGGGGCAGCGGTGCTGACGCGCAGTATGTGGGCCGCGCTCAACTCGACGCAGCCACGCTCGACCGGTTCGCGTTCATCAGCATGGACTATGACGAGCGTCTGGAACTCGCGATCAGCAGCAACGATGAGTGGACGCGCTATGTCCAAGCATTCCGTCGCATCACCCGCCAGTTGAAGATTCGCGCAGTGGTTTCACCTCGCGCATCGATCAAGGGCGGCAAGTTACTGAGCGCGGGTCTGTCATGGAATCGCGTCGAAGAGATGCTGCTCATTCGCGGACTGTCGGCCAATGAGGTCGAACAGGTTCGCGCTCAATTGCCACAGAGGAAAGTCGCATGATCTACCGATACAACGCCGACTCATGGGATGAGTTTTTGACCGACCTTCGCAACCGTCCGATTCATTGGTGCGATGAGGGTTCAGAAGCCACCGGCACTGCGTCATGGTCTGGCTGCGATTCATGGTCTGAAGCCCTCGACTACGCAGTCAAGGGCCACGCCGCTGCCCGTGCTGCCATCGATTCGGTCACGCTCAAGGTGACCTCTGCTCTAGAACCTCTCTGGGACGTTGCCCCAGTCGGTGCGTTCCCGTGCATCCCGGCTTATGCCGCAGGGGTTCCCGAAGACATGTTCGTCCAGTCCGAAGATGCCCCGCCGGTCTCGCAGCCCATCGTGCGGATCGCGGTCAACATGTCTGCGAGTGCCGGTGTCGATGCAGAACACATCATCAATCGCGGTGCTGCGATTGTGACTCTGATCGACCGCATCCAACTCAGTGGCCGTCGAGTGGAACTGATCGCGATCAAGCATGGGTACTCGCGCAATGACAAGTTCGTCTGGAGCGTGACGGTTAAACGCCCGGAAGAGCCGGTCAACATGGATCGAATCGGTCTGGCATTCGCCACGCCGATCATGCTCCGCCGGTACTTCTTTCGGGTGATGGAGTTCACCGTGCCGCACCATGTCCACGGGTATGGCAACTCGACTCACCTCGCGGATGAGTGCAACAAGTTCCACCTCACGATCCCGCTGATCAATAGCCACGACTACGCAACGCCAGACCGTGCGAACCGTACCGTGCAGCAACTCTGGGAGAAGGCGGCACTTGCCGCCTGATCCTTGTTTCAAATACTTGTTGACAACTGAACAGCAGAACAACTAAACTTCGCAACATCAAACAGGAGAACAGACATGGCACAGATCAACATCCCGTCGATCAACATCAACACCCCGATCCCCTACACCCTCCAATTGCGAGGCTCCGGGCAACCCTTGGAGGGACTTCGTGTCCCCACTTGGAGTCAGTTGGCTTTTGTGAAGATCACCGAAAACTATCAAAGGTGGTCTGGTGGTGTGGGCGAAGTGATTGGCTACAACGTGACGACCATAGGACTCTCGCCGCAGACCAAGCGTCAGAAAGAATTCCTTTTGAGAGAACGTGCCGACATGGTGAAGTTTGTCAACGATTGGATTGCCAGAACCGTGGCGGCGGGACTCAAGAAGATGGCTGAAGACCAAGCAGACCGGAACGAGATCGAACGTCAGCGTAACGAGCGCATCGCCAAGCAGATCGAGACTGCGGGTGGTGTCGAGGCACGGCGACAGGAGATCGTGCGAGACGGCTATGAACTCGCCGCGAAGGATGCCATGCAATACGAGTCCGCTGAATTCTATGCGGCCATCATCGCTGCGCTCACACACTCAACGCCCATCGTCCTCGACGAGAAGGTACGCGACAGAATCCTTGCGAAGTACGAGAGCAGTAAAACGAATTGGGGCGTGAGTCGTTACATCGACGACCGAACGCAAGAGTTGGACGAATACTTGGGCAACACCAAGACGGAGGCCGCATGAACCAGAAAATTCCAGTGCTTCTGACACAACAGCAGATCGAATTCATCATGACCGTCGCGCACTCGAAAGAAAAAGAGGCGCGTAAACTTGATCGCCCAGAGGCTGCACGATTCTTCCTCGACCTCTGGGAATCTCTGGATGCAGCAGAGCAGGATGCCGCAGCAGAGCGCGAGGTCGAACTCAACTACGAGCGAGGTGCAGCATGAACTACCAATTCAATATCGGTGATCAAGTGATGTGGCGTGGCAGTTGGGGGACTCGCGCCCCTGCACCTGCGAAGGTCATTGATCTAGGCGAGAAGAACGGTGAGCCGGTCTATGACTTGGACAATGGTCACTGGGCATACGAGCATCAACTTCAGCAGATGGAGGCCGCATGACTTGGGAATTCTTTTGGTTTGTCCTGCCGCGCATTTGGTTGGCGACTGTGATGTTTGTCGCCGCTTACCTTTTGGCAACACGGGAGATCGAACATGACTGATCCCTACGTCGAGCAATTGGATGCGGAGTACCGCATGTTGAAGGCTGAGTTGGAACGCGAGGTCAACGCCTTCGACTTGCTACGCAAGCAGCATACATCCCGCACCAACAAACTCGCGGATGACATCACCCGCAAGTTCTTCGAACTGCAAACCGCTAGACTGGAGGCACGTCGCAATGAACGAGTCTGATATTGATATGCTTGATCAGCAGATCCGCATGGCAACGATGGGCGCAGCGACCAATCAAGAACTGCGCGGCATCAACTTCCTGCTCCAGAAGATTCTTCTGGGACAGGCGCAGATCAACGCACGATTGGATGACATACAGCGGACGATCAACCCACAGAAATGGGAGCGCGATCATCCCGAAGAAGACCTCACCGCAGACATGTTCTAGGAGTTTAAACATGAGCGAAAGAATGTTTTTGAATCCGATGGACGGAGAGATCTATCCCGAGTCGCACTACCACCGGGAGAACATCGACCTCTCTTGTGTGATCGAAGCGTATGAAATGCATGGCGGCATTGCGTTTGATATTCGACCGGAGTGCATCGAACGCATGGAGTTCAAGGACGTACATGTCATTGCCTTGATCGCAGAGTTCACATCCCACCTAGCCCATCATGCGATGGAGAGTGACGACCCAGAGGAGGCAGAACGATGCGCGTCAATCGCGGCCTATGTGTCACGGATCATGATGGAGAAACTGGGCAAGCCCATCCCGAGGCATTGACCTTCAACGATTCGGACGGGAACCCCATGGTCTGGGTGTTCCCATGTCCGGGTCGGATCTGGAAAGATCGATGGGTCGCATTCACCAACGGGGAACTGTTTAAATACTGGAAAGGTTCTCGACAAGAATGCATTGACTGGGCAGCGAATTACTTGAAAGCCTGAGAGAACCCCGGCACCTGTCACAGGGTGTCGGGGTTTTTTCGTTTATAGATCCGGCCATTCCTCAGCCTGCGGAATGTAGACCTTGTCTGAGTACCGACCTGTCGGTAGGTCATAGTTCAGTTCGACATCACCAATCGCGCCGACCCATTTAAACCGGCTCTTCCAGACATGCACCTTGGTCTGGTTCCCCGCACGGCCTACGGTCACGCCCATGTCCGCCTTCGCGAACCATGCCGCGCTGCCACTGATGTGCTGCCCCTTCGGAACCCCGTCATCTGGGATGTGCTTGGCAGGATGAGCAACGAACCAGACATGCAGTTCATGGGACTTACAGAATAGGACGATGTCCGTCAGCATCTTGCTGATCGCTTGGTGTTCTGAGTCGCCCGGCATCTCAAGGTAGTTGTAGGGGTCGATGATCAGACCCCGAACGCCCATCCTCATGACCGCTTGCTTGGTTCTATCGATGATCGACTGAACCGTACTGGGCGCACCGTCATGGCTCTGGAGAAACACGAAGTGCTGATTGAGGAATGCGAGTGCGTAGTCGCGCTCGTCACTGGTCATCCTCTCATCACCGAAGAAGGGCTTCCCAATCACCTTCTCTGCCAACTTGGCAATGTGCATGTGCGGTGGGTTCTCGAAACTCGCCACCGCGAATCGCCATCCCTTTTGCATGGCAATATTGACGCATATTTGGTCGATCAATTCGCTCTTCCCTGATCCCGGTAGCCCTGTCACCACCGACAACTGACCGGGGAGGATGGTGTAGAGGCAGTCGAGGGTCACAAGTCCCGTGCTTGCACCCTTAACCACCCCGGAGTCGTACAGAGAGACGATCTGAGCCTCGAAATCCTCTGGTAGGTACACGCCCTCCAGTGGGAGGGGTTTGGAGGCTGCTAAAGCCTCTCGCAAGGCGTCACTGCCGAACTTCTGGAGGGTTTCGTTCGCATCCTTGGCAGGGAGTGAGGCCACCCAACACTTCGCCCGTCCGATGCGACGTGCCAGTTCCTCGACGAGGGCCTGACCGGGTTCGTCGTTGTCGGGGAAGAACACCACCCGCTCGACGGACTCAATCAACTTCCGGGCTTCCCAGACATACGAGAACCGCCCGTCCATCTTCGGATCGACCTTGCCATCCGAAACTTTCGCGGGCGCACCATTCGGGACTGACACCGCAGGGATACCCGCCGCTGCCAAGGCGAGGACATCCATCTCCCCCTCGCAGATCACCAATTCCTTCAGGCCCTGAGGTAACTGGTTTAAACCGAAGAACGAACGTGCTGCACCCTGCTGAGTGAACTCCTTCTCGCCCGTGCTTCGCCACTTGATCGCTTCGGGATGCTTCGGATCTCCGTAAACGAATCCGATGGCGGGAGTCTTCCCTACCCCTGCGAAGTACTTCTCGGAACCGACCAAGGGGAACTGGGTAGCAATGGCCGGATGGATACCGCGTTTAACCAGAAACTCTGTGACGATATCGGGGACATGCTCTGTCGGTGGATCGACAGGCTTTGGGGGTTTGCTGATCGGTTGAACGTAAGGTTGTGTGGGCTGCATAAGTTTTTCCTTTCGAACTGCACCACGGACTCCGCAGTGGAAGCATTGGTAGACAAGCCTGTCGAATTCAACGGTGATCGACATGGTCTTCTCATGGGATTTCTTGCGACCTTCTGAGCAGACTGGGCAGTGTATTCGCCCACTCTCCAGTTGGTGCTGTAAGACTTCTTCTAGATTCATTCTGTCTCCTGTTCTCGCAACTCCCCCCTTTTCCGGGTGGCCGGGCTAACCCGGCTTGTCCGTACTCAGTGCGCCATGCATCTCAGCATGACTCTGGAACTGCTTTCAGGGGGATTACTCCATGCCCTACTCGCACAAGTCCAGACCGGTTTGGCCGTAGCCACCCACCATGTTGTCAGGGGTAGACAGAGCATGGATTTACCTAGGCACTTTGGGGCGGGCAGGATGTTCCCCCTGCACTCACTTACGGCTCGCCGGACCGGCGACCAAGGACACGGGGAAATAGGGTTGTGAACCCAAGAGAATCCAGATAGGATTCGTCCCATGTCTTTTGTGTCGCAACTCAAGACTACCGTCTCGCCCCTTTGACGGTCAAGCCCCGGAGGAGAAATCTTTCGGGGCTTTTTTATTCCAACAGAGTACGAAGTACGAATCGTTACGTTTCGGACATTTCGGACAGTTATTCCAGTAAAGAATCCGCACCTACGTCTTAGGGGTGGACCGGGTAGACCAGTGATTCTTATACGTAACGCGAGAGAGTCGCTGTACATACAAGAAGGTGAGAGATTCGCCGGTCTAGGGTGGTCTACCCTGCTTGTCCATTCCAGTATTGATTCCATGCATCACTTGTTCTAGTGATCACAATCTCTGTACGCGGATTCTCTTTGTCGAGTCCGTGATAGACATGCTTCTCTTTCACCTGTCTATCGTTCTCGTAGATGTTCCCTTGCATCGCATCAAGTATCACTGACTCATCCAAGTCAGGTCTGCGTGATGCGTAGAAGATCCGTAGATGTACGGCAACGTCTCCCGTGATCAGCGGATTCAGTTTCGGACACTGCCACTGAAAGTCTTTCAGATACGCACGAGCCTTCGCTGACTTGATGAATGCGGGTCGTCCGTTTAAATGCACCAGTTGCCTGCTGTTTGCTTTGCTCGCAGGTTCCCCTAAAACAATGAACTCAACAATCGGTAATCCTGTTGACTTGTTATCTATTAATATGTTCACATAGTCACCTGTTTCAATTGGAGGAACTCATGAAGATAGACAGAAATGTTCCACTGCCTGATCGAATCGCAAAGCGATTTCGTATCGGGCCATTGCCACTCGCTGAGATGAATGTCGGTGATAGTTTTGTCATTGAGATCGATGCAGATGATGCAGAGTTGTCACGCATCCTGCACTCACTGCGAGTAAGGCTGAATAGGTTCACTCAAAAGAACCCGAAGTTCAAGTTCAGTTCTAGTAAAGATAAGAAGGGACTGAGAGTCTGGCGCGTCTAACAGGAGAGAGCATGAAACTTACAAACAAGCATGGCTTGCCCAACACCGTCGTTCGTGCGTTGACCCGTAGCGAATACAGCAAGGGCGAAAGCAATCGATCCATCACTCAACTCATCGACTCACCCCGTGTTCGCATTCTCCGTCAGGAGAACTGGGAGAACATGGAAGAGGATGTGAGCGAGAAAATGTGGGCAGTACTAGGCTCTGCCGCACATAAGATGTTCGAAGAGACCGGCGATGATAAGCACATTACCGAAGAGCGACTCTTCACTGAGATCGATGGCTGGGTCATCTCCGGTGCAATTGACGTACAGCGCGTCGAAGAAGACGGCATCACCATCCTCGACTACAAGACGACCAGTGTCTGGTCTGTGATCCTTGGGAAGGAAGGATGGGAAACGCAGTTGAACTGCTACGCATCCCTTGTCCGACGTGCGAAGAGCAAGAAGGTCAAGGCATTGAAGGTGGTGGCTATCCTCCGTGACTGGAACCGCCGCGATGCAGAGCAGAAGCAAGACTACCCGAAGGCACCCATCGTCGAGATCGATATCCCAATGTGGGATGAGCCGGTACAGGATCAGTACTTGGAAGATCGCGTTGCGTTGCACCAATCGGCTGAGTTCCAGAGACTGACTGGAGCGGAACTCCCTGAGTGTTCGAAGGAAGAGCGATGGGAGAAGCCTTCGATCTGGGCTGTCAAGAAGAAGGGCAACAAACGAGCCATCAAACTCTATGACAGTGAGTCTGAGGCGAAGGCTGCGCTTCTTGATGGTCAGGAGGTTGAGTTCCGTCGAGGGGAACCCGGACGATGTGCGGCTAACTGGTGCCGTGTAAACGCATGGTGTTCACAACACAAAAAATATATCGACGAACTTGCCGAAACTCTGGCTCAAGACTCTTGACCGCCATCAAATAACTTGTAAACTCGTAACAAACTAACAGGAGATGTTATGACTGAAGTATCTGCACCGACTTATGCAGAGATCTGGACGACCCTGTCCAAGATCGATGTCTCAAAGCATGTTGAAAAGAAGAACGGATTGTCCTATCTCAGTTGGGCATGGGCATGGGGTGTTCTCATGCAGCAATACCCGCAGGCTGAGTATTCGTTTGCACACTCTGAGTTGCATCCTGATGGGACGGTGACGGTTCACTGCGACATCATGATCGGCCAGTGCCACCGGATGATGTGGCTCCCGGTCATGGACCACCGCAACAACGCCATCAAGAATCCTGATGCACGAAAGATCAGCGACACGAAGATGCGTTGCTTGGTGAAGTGCCTCGCGATGTTTGGACTCGGGCATTACATTTATGCCGGAGAGGATGTCCCGTCCACGGAACAGGAGTCCGCTCCGGTTCTGAGCAACGAGGAGATCACCGCCCTCAACGAGCCGCCTCCGAAGGTGAAGAAGGTGGCCCCGACAAAGCAGGGTCCGAACGATATCCCGACAGAGGAAGGCGCTGCGGAGGTTGTTGGGAAACTCATGGAGTTCGCCAACAAGTTCTGCGCGGATGAGGCAGGACTCAAGTCTTTCTGGAAGGAGAACAAACAGGTTATCGATATCCTCGACAGCAACTACCCCGCTCAATACGAGGTGTTGAAGAAGGGATTTATTGAGTTGAAGGCAAAACTTGGAGGAAACAACAATGGCTGAGTATCAGAATCGTGACATCACGCAGGGCGCACTCTTCATCAACAACAGGAAGAACTCCCAGAACCACCCCGATTTCCGTGGGGAACTGACCCTGAGCAAGGCTTTGCTCAAGGAGTTGGTTGAGAAGGCGAAGGCAGGCGAGGAACCGAAGATGTCCCTCTCCGTCTGGAAGAAGAAGTCCAAGGCGGGTAACGAGTTCATGTCCGTCGCCGCTCAGGTCTATGTGGATTACAAGAAGCAGAGCAGCGAAGAAGTACCGTTCTAACAGGAGGAACTATGAAAGTTACCAAGTCATCGATGATTCGCGACTTGCTCAAGAAAGGTTTGTCGAGCAAGGAGATCGTCAAGAAGTTGAAGGTCTCGCCACAGTTGGTCTACATCGTCTCGAAAACCTACGGTGCAAAGCCTGCGGTTAAACGAGACGTTAAGGTGAAGAGGGCCAACGTCTCAGACCTTATTGCCTCCCTCAAGACGATCATCAAGGCACTGGAGAAAGTCTGATGATCCGGTGGTTGCGAGGATTGATTCAGAGAATGAATAGATTTCGCAACTGGGAATGGAGACACGTCCCTTCCCCGAACTGGAGATCCAGTCGGGGCGGGGGCGGGTTCAACAGCAGGGACTACTGGTGAAAGACGAACTCATCAAGACTTTGCAGATCGGCGTCAACCTTTCGAACGAAGACAAGTTCGATGAGGCCATCAAGGAGTTCGACAAGATAGCCGAACTCTATAACGCTATGGTCCAAGCCCTGATTCAAAGGGGCCGCAGTCATTGGGAGATGAAGCGGTGGGATCTTGCCACCGAAGACTTCAACAAAGCCCAAGCGATGGACCCAACGAACATGGATATCCCATGGACGATGGCTCTCATGAACCTTCAGAAGCGAAACTTCCCCGAAGGGTGGAAGACGTTCGACTACCGATGGGAATCGAAGAAGTTCGACAGCCCACGCCTGAAGACCAACAAGCCGCAGTGGGAATTGGGGAAAGGCTACAAGGATCTACTCGTCTGGTCGGAACAAGGGGTGGGGGATCAGATCCTCTACTGCTCATTGCTACGACACCTCAAGACTCTCGTCCCGGAACTGACCGTCCTGATGGACGCTCGCCTGATACCGTTGTTTAAACGATCGTTCTCGGATATCCAGTTCGTTCCCCAGAACGCACGGGTCTGGGACATCGACTCGCAGATCCCGATGGGGAGCATTGCCAAGGAACTGATCCCGGAGATGGCTGACATTCCGAAGTTCCGGGCGGACCCCTATCTGATACCCGATTACGCCCGCGCTAGTGCCATTAGGGCGGACTTCAACCTCAAGCCGGGTGAGAAGTTGGTCGGCCTTTCTTGGGCCTCAGGAGCGCCCAGAATCGGCAACCACAAGTCTGCTGCCCTGACGGACTTCCTGCCCTTCTTGCAGATCCCGAACACCCGTTTCGTCAGTCTCCAATACGGGGACCACTACGCAGAAGCCTATGAACTCGAAAAGACCCACGGCATCCAGATCGAACAGGTTCTGGATATCGATAACACCAAAGACTTGGATGGACTCGCGGCGCTCATCAACGCTTGCGATGCGGTGGTCACCGTCAGCAACGCGACCGGTCATCTTGCCGGTGCCATTGGAGTCAAGGCCTTTCTCTTGGATTCCAACAAACTCTGGTACTGGAACAGTTGTGTGGGGAACCAGAACCTCTGGTATCCGTCTGTCAACACCTACCCAAAGGACAGCGCCATAGCCCCTTGGGCTCCGCAGATCGAAGCCTTAACGGAGGACATTAAAGCGTACCTCTCTGGCGAGAGTCCTGTCTCGACGTTCGTGTTCTTTCGGACAGGAACTGAAGAGGAACTCGTCTATACCAAGAAGTTCGTGGCGTCTCTTCGCGCATCGAATCCCAACGCAGAGATCATCATGTGTACGGATCGGCACACGCCTGAGATCGAAGGCACCCGCCGATTCGAACTCACCCTCGACACAGACAACTGGATGGAGTACCGCCTCCAGATCTATGCCGAACTGCGTTTAACCAAACCGGCCATGTACTTGGACGATGACATGATCGTCAATGCATCCATAGATCCGAAGCGATTGTTGGGTGAGCAAAGGGTTCTGCTCTGCGAAAGATCTTTCAGTCGCGATCTCTACTTCAACACGCAGATGAAGGGACTCGACTTCTCAGAGCATCAAGGGAAGTTGATCCATCAGGTCTATCCGTACCTCGCCTGCGCGACGGTGACCAAGGACTATCTTTTCTGGGCAGATCTTTTATTCATCATGGATCACATCGACCCCAAGTACCGCAAATGGTACGGCGATCAAGAATGCATGAGGATCTGGGTGCAAGCCGCAGAGAAGGGTGACTACGGCGTACTGCCTGAAGCGGACTACGCTTGTCTTCCAGAAGAACTCTCTGGACGGAACCCGAAGATCATCCACTACAAAGGAAGCCGCAAGTCGGAGATGCTCAAATGAAACAAGTCCAAGGTTGGTGGTTGCCCGATGAAGAGAACCATATCGGGCAGTACTTCGAAGCCATCAATGCAGGCACATACCAGCCTGCTCACCAGCGTGAGTCGGTTAAACATTGCACGAAGTTCCGTACAGCGGTGGATATCGGAGCGCATGTTGGACTCTGGGCGAGGGGTCTTACTGAGAAGTTCGACACGGTCATTGCCTTTGAACCTTGCGAAGAGTTTGCGAAGTTACTCGCACAGAACGCGCCGAGGGTGAAGACCATTCATCGATATGCGCTTGGAGAGAAGGAAGGTTCCGTGAAGATGGTGATCGAACCTGACAACACCGGCTCGACCCATGTGGCGCGTGGCGCTACAGGCGACATCCCCATGCTACCCCTTGATCATTTCCAGTTGACCGATGTGGACTTTGTGAAGATAGATGTCGAAGGGTTTGAACTAGAGGTGGTGAAGGGCGGATTCGATACCTTCAAGAACAATGATCCGGTGGTGATTGTTGAACAGAAGGATCGGTATGTCGTTCCTGAGCAAGGCAAACATGCGGCAGTGCGATTCCTGATGAGGGAGTTGCAGTATCGGGTGGTGGGACGAGTGATCGATGATTGGATCTTGAGGAAGTTATGATTCGCTACGCCATCCGTGCGAGGGGAGAAAGCAAATGACATCTGTGCATCAGAAAAAAGAACTAGGCCGTTGGCTACTGCCGGGGGCGGAGGGTGTCCAACAGTTTGGAGTGACCCGCAAACCCCACGCATTCCACCGCGCCATGATGCGACTGTGCTTCGGCTGGCAATGGATGGACAAGGAACTGACTTGCGACTACTGCAACCTCTACCCACGGCTACGCAAGAAAACACATTGCGAAGAGTGCGCCCGTTCGCTGGAAGGCGGTGAGCAATACACCGTGATCAAACTCGCTGAGAAAGCCGGGATCGTATTTGGAATTAACAGCACGGAAATCACAGTGCAGAAATTGGAGAAGTTTTTCGCCCTTGCACAGGGAATCAAGAAGACATGACACGGGGGAACGAATGAGAGTCTTCATTGGATACGACAGCCGGGAAGACGTTGCCTTTCGGGTTTGCGAGAGTTCGCTCCGTAAGTACAGCAAGATCCCCATCGATGTCTGGCCGATTAGGCAGCAAGACATGCGTACTCAGAAACTCTACTGGAGAGATCATGATCCGCTCGCCTCCACGGAGTTCTCGTTTACACGCTTCCTCACGCCGTATCTGGCTGGATACAAGGGCTGGGCATTGTTCTGTGATTGCGACTTCTTCTTTCGAAAGGACATCTCAGGGCTGCGTGATTACATGAATCCCGAGAAGGCGGTGATGGTGGTTAAACACGAATACAACCCGCCAGAGAAGATTAAGATGGATGGGAAAGCACAGACCCAGTACACCCGAAAGAACTGGAGTTCGTTCATGCTCATCAACTGTGAGCATCCATCCGTGCAAGCCCTTACTCCAGATGTGGTGAATACACAGACCGGCCTGTACCTTCACCGGCTCCAATGGCTAGAGAACAAGCACATTGGTGAACTCCCGGTGACCTACAACTACCTTGAGGGTTGGCATACCAAGCAGGACTGCGATGATCCTATCGCTGTTCACTTCACTCGCGGTGGCCCTTGGTTCAAGGGCTACGCACAGGTTGAATACGGCGACGAATGGCTTGAACACGCAAAGAGGATTACCCATGAATGAAGAAGACGTGTCCTATTTAGACATCCCTTCAAACAAGACCGAAGAGAAGGTCTGGTGCAAGATCGGTGATGCCGGGAACTTGGAGTTCGTGGACTGGAAGATCATCAAGGGGATGGCTGAGGATTTCGATCTCAAGCGTCCTCAAGATCGTACTGAACAGATGTTGATTGCAAAACTGATGTGGTTGGTTAGAGAAGAAACCAAGCGGGAGTTTGGCAATGAAGACAAGGCAGGATGAGTTCTATGATGATTGGGACAGGGAATGGGATGCCATGTCCCATACGACAAGCGAATACCAGAGAGAGATTAAAGAACTCAGGGCTAGGATCTTTGAGTACTTAAAGGAAATAGCAGAGAGAGATCACCTGATCGAAAGCATGAAAGAAGAACTCGCCCTCCAGAATAAGTACTGGATGAAATCATTTGGCATGGACAAATGAACTGGAAACGAGAAGACATCCTTGAGGTGTTGGGTTGGGTGGAAGAATCCGCCGATGACATCAACGCCATTACCACAGAACTGGAGTTCATCGTGGTGAGCGAACTATTTAAACGATGTGCCGATGAGATCCGCAGTCTGCGGGCAGAGATCGCTGAACTGAAAAGCAAAAAACCAAACAGGAGAAGGAAATGAATCTTGAGAAAACGTCTTCGTTCACTGAAGTTGATTACGCCTTGGAAGAGGCGCAGTACCTGACACAGAAAGAGAAGACCCAATACTCAGTTGTTCAAGTTGATGGAATCGCAGGGCGTAGGTTCTATGCTCTGCCGACAGACACTATCGTTTCGGTCACGATCCTCGAAACATTTACCCCATGAACCCAGTGGTGAATCTGCTCCCTTGGGAGTATGAATGGGTCTGTCATGTGGGTGCGAGAAGGTATGCGGCGAACTGGTTCAGACCAGATGCCAAGCATTACCACAGAGACAGGATGGAAGATGACAGGACCGCTGCGGCTGCTGCGTGTGCTGCGGAACTGGCGGTAGCGAAGTACACCAATCGCTACTGGTCAGGTCATGTCTGGGACTATCGGGATCACAACCAGTACAAAGAGATTCCCGATGTCGGGACAAACATCGAAGTCCGTCGCATCCGAACAAGGGAAACAGCGGCAGTCAGGAAGAGACAGGTCGGTAAGGGTCTGGTCCTATTCGTTGCCAAGCCCATCATGCCTGAGATCCGCAGCGTCGAGATCTACGGGTGGATGCACTACGACGAAGCATGGTCAGTCGGAACCCAGTCCGACTACGACCCTGATACCCGACTCATCAGCGTGGATCATTTAAACACTTATGAACCCAAATCTTGAAGAGATCATTGCGAAGGTTGTCAAACAGAACCGGCGTAGTCTGGGTCAGAACTCACTGATGTGGGCGTTGCTCAGTGACATCTCCAGACAGGTGGAATGGCACGGGCAGAGGCTCTCCAAGAATGACTGGAAGTGGATCTTCACTGCGGCGGTACGCAGGCAGAGGATGGTTCCGGGGATCGACGGGGGGATGGTCTATCTGGGGGAGCCTACTTCGGGGATGTCCAAACAGGAACTCGCAGACCTGATCGAACTCATCTACCACTTCGGTGCAGAGCGCGGTGTTGAATGGACGGAAGTTGACTGATACTCTGCGCTAGGCAGCGTTCTCCTGTTTGCTGCCTGTTTGTGAAACCTTCTTGAGGGGGGTCAAGTCTGACTCCCCTCCTTTTTCGTCCAACAGACGGATGGTTTCAGCCAGCAGATCCAATTCGGATAACTTGGCGATCTTCATCAGAGCCTTGGTTCCGTGGAACCCATGAGTTCCCCGATGGCATTCCACACAGAGAGCCACAGTCAGGTAGTCACTTGCCCTGTCCCCAAGCCCATGCCCGGTACGGATATGGTGGGCTTCTGTCACAGAGGTTTGAGGCTGGCCCAGTAAGGAACAGAGGACACAGTCCAACTGTTTAACCTTGCCGAGGTACTGACTAGCCTGCTTGTCTCTGCTCACTAAATGCGGTCCTTCTTAAAATTGGCATGATCTGAAGTGTTGCATTCATGTTTGCGTCCATCTGATCAATGACCTGCTTCTTAATCTCAGGGTCCAAAGGCGACTTCAGTACTGCATCCTTTTGGTCCCTATAATTTTTCATGATCTTATTCAACGCATCAACGCCAGACTTCACAGCAAGAATGTTCTGATTCTCCATGATATAGGCGTTCAATTCTTCAATGCGCCCATCCTCGCGCAACTGCCTAATCGTGTTGGTAACTTTGCCAACCTCGCGATAGAGGTCGTAATACTGAGCCTGCAGACCCGGCTGATTGGCATCCGCAAAGAATCGACGTACAAACGGATACTCATACGGATCACGCGCCGGATACGCTCTGTCTGAATCCCTCAAAAGATGATCGATTGCATCAAGCGTATAGGTTCCCAATGTCCCGAAGTATCCGTTCAAAAGATGGTCAATCTTAATAGGCGAATATCCGGTAGCCTCGCCAAGTCTACGCGCCAGTTCGTTAGTACCAAATCTTGTTTGGTATTCTGCGGCGATCCGCTCATCCATGTAGGGCGGGATCACTGACCTTCCAGTGAAGGTATCGTAGTTCGCGTAGATCTCTGCAATAGGCAACACAGCCTGCGGGATTGGGTTAAACGCGAGAGTCGATGTTACAGCGCGAGCCGCAGATTGACGTGCGTCTCTGAAGGTATCTGTCCCATCAGACAAACGCATGATCCGCTCTGGCAAAGTCTTGAATAGCAACCCAACTTCAAACGGAATAGGAATGCGAATAGCGAAGCCCATGCCGGTTGGGAATATGTAGTAGTTATCGAGAACTTCAGGGTTTGCGTTCTTGTACTCATCGTCATCAGAGACCATGGAGTAGTAGTACATGGTCAATCCAACCATCAGTGCTGCTCTTGCCGTAAAGTTAAGAGCATTCTTTGTGCGACTTCTGGTAGGCCCGAACTGTCCTGTTCCCGCTTGATACAATTTATCTAAGCCCTGAATGCGAGCATTCAAGAATGGCACTATCGCACTCAAGGTGCGGATGATCGGACTTCTTCCACGCCGACCGTAGTTCATTACAGACAGCGCCTGATATACCGCTTCGGCTTCGTTGCCAGTTCTCTTCAGAGTGTCTTCATAAACTCTGATTCGGTTAAACGCCTCTGATCTATCAGAGACTTGGCCTGCTGCATCCCATATCCAACTGAATGGCTTGAGGTATTTAGACCTTGATACTTTTCCCAACGCGCTTGGGTATTCGACAGGAATCTCATGCCCCATCTTCTTGGCTTCGTCAGAAAGATAAACCGCCATATCCTTAGGGTCTCTGGCAAAGTCATATCCGCCTATCACGCCAGTCCTTCTTAACTGATCAAACCCATCTGCAAAGTTTTTTACCGCAGTTCCCGCTGCGGCAATACTGGCTTGGCTTGTAAACGTGACAGAGGCTGTATCGCGTATCAAGTTTGCAATCATGTACCCCGGTTCACGGGTAATCATTTCGCGAAGTATGCTGGCTGGAACTCTGAAAACAGTTTCCAATACGCCAGTAACGCCAAGTTCAGGCAGCGCCTGCATAGATTCAAAGATCAATGGGTCATCAATAAACGCACTGTATTTCTTTCCTTGAACCTTGAACGTAACAGTTGATAAACCTTCTGTTTGCTGCCCCGGCTGAACCATTCTGCCCAAGCCAATCTGAATCATGTCGCGCACAATGCGCTGCTGCGCGACGTTCTTCATGCCCATCGCAATCGCTGCATCAAGGTTGGTCAAGATCGATTCCAGAAGCGGCATGTTGATGGCTTCTGAACTTTTACCCACAGCCTTGAGGTGAGTAGTAGAAGTTAATCCACCAAAGATCTTTGGGTGAGCAACAGATCCACCTCTGGTCTCACGGTAAAACGGAATGTAGTCCGACTGCTGTAACCACAACTGTGCGCCTGCATCGTCGATCATCCCGGTATCGCGCAGGAACTGAACAACGTATCCATTGTACGCCTGCCATGCGTCATACCATTCCTTGATGATTGAATTGCCGGTTTCAGGGTTAACGAATCTTGCTACTTCGGCTTCCAGCCGAGGAAGATCTGCCGGGTCTCCCGGCGCTAACTTGCCTTCTGCGGTTAAACGGCGACCACGCAGGGCAATGGCATACGATTGGGCGAGCCGCTCAAGGTTCCCGTACTGATTGGAATACAAAGGGGCCATGACCTCTGCCAGTCCACGGTAACGCCTGTTGTTGTGGATGAAGTCCTCGACCTTGACGAGTCCGTTTCTGTAAACAGGGACGCCATCTTTAATGGCAGACGCAGTGATTGCCCTATGTCGATCTGCCAACTCTACACCCACAAGGGCGCTAGAGTCGGCTGTGTTACGCATCAGATTAGGATCGCGTTGGTAGAGATACTCAAGGCGCGAGTTGTTATTGATCCAGTTCATTCTGAAGATTTCGACCAGTCTTCTGAATGGACTTAACGTCAGACCTTGGACAATGGTCTGTCCAACGGTTTGATTAGGCGGATCAACCGCTAACTTGTCGAGGATCTGATCAACGCCGGGGCTATAGGTCGGCTGATTGTTACGCGAATATCGAATGAAATCGTTTGCGTCTAACTTCTCGCCAGCCTCGGGGTTCTGAGCAACATACAAGGCTTCTGGAGAAGCGTTTAAATTGTATAGCGGGACCGTTCCAAACGGAGCCTTGGCAATGTTCTCTTCTGCTTTCTTAACCGCACGATCAAGTTGCTCTTTCGGACGAGCGCGAGACTCCCGAACTATTTGTTCAGTTTCTGCTTGCGGTAGAGTTCCACTAACTTCGCTACTTGGCGGTTCAACTGCTCCCTCGACAGGCTCAGTTGTTCCCGGTCGAACTCGTTCTGCTCGGCGCTGTCTGCGGCCCCGAACCCTATCCTCGGCTCGCTTAATTGCTCGTTCATCAACTCCGGATTGACGGAGGAATTGTTTTGTACTGTTTGCATAGTCCTGCCTGACATGCCTTAACTTGACGCCAAGTTTCTTGTATAGATCTTGCTCAGGATACCATATCAACGCTTGAAATGCAGCGGGCGGAATATCTTGACCAGTACGATCTTTAAGTTTACTGACCGCACGATTCACGACATCACGCAATTGCGATCGTTCAGTTCCCGTAGAAGGAGCATCGCGAGTTGCTTTCAGTGATTTGACAATAGTGATCGCAGCATTTGTCGCTTCAGATTTCTTGCGAATGCCAGCGTCATACTCTGATCGGAACCTCTTGAAGTCGCTCTCATGTTGTTTTGCAAGTTGTCTTGCGCGAGCAACAAGATCATCCGTTGATGCGCCTTCCATGCCCTCGGCCTTGGCAAGACGGTTTAACTGCTTGGCAAACTTCTTCTCATCAAAGTCCATTAACTTGCCGCGCAAACGGCCAATGGTTCGCATGAACCACATATCTATGGTGACCGGACTAAAGTCTCCGCGCAGATTGGTGTAGAAACCGTTACCAATCTTGGGTCCGAACACAGCAGATCCGTAGACCGGAGCGTCAACCAGTTCACCGCCAACCTTAGCGCCTTTGCCAAGATGGCCCTTTAGGATTCCGTTTAAATCTCCAGCGCGGAACTTAGTTTGCAAGAAATCAGTGAAGGCTTGCATAGAACCCAACTGATTGATAAGTTCGTTCGCCTTCTGAAAATTCTTCTTGATGGAACCAGACTTTGATCCGTATCCCTTCTCTGGGAACCGGCCAGTACGTTTGAAGTAACTGTAAACTTCTTCGGCATACTTGAGGTTATCTGGAACCGCAAGGTTCTGAGAAGTAATGGCAAGGCCAGTGAGGAATGCAGTACGAGCATTGGGATCAGTCTTGATCTCCGGATGCTTGAGCGCAAGCATTTCGATGGTGCGCTCAATGGTAGTGTCATACCACTCCAACGCATTCTTCTGCACTTCCATCTCATAGAGGGCTTCCTCTACGAGATCATCGGCAATGGCATCTCGGTCTGCTTCGTTGTTTAAATCACGAACACGACCCAGTCTTTCCAGCGCACGATCTTGTAGGAACTGCGCGACCTGAGTTTTGCCAGCCATCTTCCTTGGTGGCAACTCCTCATTGGACATGATGGAGACTACGTTTGGCGATTCGCCAGCAGGCGCTGCACGACGCGACTCCCGAATGCTGGGGGTAGTCGGACTAAAGTCGCCCGTGTTTCCAATGGCAGACTTGATCTGACCGGGGTCAAAGACGGCGAGGTTCTTCTGACCGCCCTCTTCCACGAACATGCTGTCATAGCCAAGTTCCCGAATGGCATTAAGAATCGGGGAGTTACCATCTTCTCCTTCAATAGTTCCCCAGTCGCCCTTTTTAAATTGCTCTATCTGTCCTGAGTCAAGATCAATGGGGGAGATTTCCCTGACCTTCTTTAGGACTCTGTTGATATGTTCCTTGTTGTCGTAGTCAAACGAATTTTCTGCTTTGACATACACAGGCATGAGATTGGCTCCAGAAGGAAGTCTCTTCTGGATGGCATCCAAGTAACGGCTGCTTCGTCCTCCTGCTGCGGAGTCCTTGAAGATTTTAAGCAAGCCGGGGCGGATGGCTTTACCGGCAGACACTTCCGCTACTGCTTTATCTCTCGCCTCAGCCATCATGTCGTATAGGCTTGGGGTGAAAGCAGATGATCTTTGCAGTGTCTCGTTCAGGATATCGATGACCTGCTCATCACTCATGAAGTCAGGGAAGTTGCCGACCATGTAGTCTTGAGACAATGCTGAGAATTCTTCAGCGAATCTAGGACTACGGGTCATGAACACTGCGCCAGCCTGCTTCGGACGGAACTGAGTAATGTCGGCAGCGGTTCCGTGGTAGAACACCAACGGACGGCCCTGCTTGTCAGTAGTCTTGCTGTCGCCAAACCAGTTCCAGAAGTTCTGAAGACCTTCCTGCGTAGGCTTGGTTTGAATGCCGAACACTTCCGGCCCTTCATAGCCAGAGTAAATGACTCGGTTTTCTGAGTCCAAGGTTGGCTTCAGTCTGCCAGCCACCTCAATGTTGGCAGGCACATTCTCAATGCTGCGACGTGACTCACGAATCGCTGCACCTTCCAACATAGCAGGGTTGAAGTCAGTTCCAGCCGGGGCTTTCTGCTGAAACTGTTGCTGTACCTGAACCTTCTTCTGCTCACGCTCTTGGTTACGAGCAACAGGACTCGCGATGATCGGCTGATAGTCTGCAAACCGCTCGGGCAATACGCCCTGCTTTGCAAGTTCAGCCTCCGTAGCCCGAAGCGTTCTGATCTCGCCACGGGTACGCGCACCAATTTCACCAGACTGCAAACGATCCAAGATGTCGGTGTAGTTCTGGAACCCTGCACCACGGAACGAATTGTCCAACTTGTCGAAGAAGTTAAACAGTCTGTCGGTAAGCACTTTTGGCTTTCCTGCAACTGCTTTGTTGCCAAACTTCTTGGCTTGACGGCTGAGATCCGCAACCGCTTCTTCTTCCCGAATCAACGGACTCTGGTCTGCATACGTCCGGTTGGCCCATTGAAGATAAGTCTCATTGGTCTCTTGACCAGTATTAGAATCACGCCGCCTTAGTTTGGCTGAAGCACGGGATAGCGTGTCCCATTCTTGCCCAGTCCAAAGATCCAGTTCCCGTGCAGGGTGAACGATTTCGTGGTTTAGAACATCGACCAATGCGTTTACACGCTGTTCAGGGGTCAGTGTTTTGTCGGGATCAACACGATCCACCGCCAAGGTGATCTCGCGCAGGAACGGGTTGTAATACCCTTCCGTCTCTGCGCCCATCTCTTGCATGTAGCGGACAGGATCACCGTAGTTGAGTAGGGTCTGATCGATACGGGTGGCGATATCGTCCAACCCGAATCCCTTCATCTTCTTGCGAATCTCTTCACGCAGGAAGTTGTAGGTGTCGGTGGTATCGGTCGGAGCAGGCAACAAAAGAACAGGCTTGGCCGGTCTTGCTGTGGGAACCCCTTGCTTCTGCAAGTCCTGCTTGATCGCATCGACTTTGATTTGCAGTCGTTCATCACCCGGCAGGAACCCCGCAGCCTCTGCGATCTGTTGGTCAGTGACCGATTGATCAAGGGAGTTGGCATCCTGCACGAACTTCGATGCACGAAGGAAGTTCTCGCGGGTATACGGCTTGGCTTCAAAGACCGGCAGTTTGGTAGTGGCTTCGAAGGTCGGCAGATTACGCAGACGGGCGTACAGCAACCGCTGCTCGCCGAAGTTCATGTCCGCCAGCGATTCCTTGCCGACGATAGATTTAAACAGCGCCTTGATTTCCGGCGTATCAATTTCTGATCCGACGTTCTTGGCTTTGAGTAGACGAGTGACTTCGTTGGTGAGCGTCTTCTCGCCCTTCATCAGGGCATTGATCTCTTGGATTGACAGTCCTTGGCCCTTGGCCGCTTCACGGTTCTTGCGATCCGCAAAAGCCTGAGCGTCTTCCAAAGACTGCAGTTCAATCTTCTGGCCTACCTTAACTCTAGGTGTGCCGTCCTCGTTCTTACCTGATGCATCGCTATCTTCTTGGCTGGCAAATCGCGTTTGAAATACTTCGCCAGCACTGCTTACTACAGAAGGAATATTGACGGTTGTTCGTTTGCCTTTTGAAACTTCAACTTCTGTGGGAACAATCGTAGCCGTATAGGTCATGCCATCCGGGATGGCTTGCACATTGATATCGGTTAGGCGTTCGAACTTGTCGCCCAGTGCATCACGGGCTTCTTCGACGGTGAAGGTCTGGGTTTCAGGGAGACCTTGTTCCTTGCGCTTCTGGTTGATCTGCTGCGCGAGGGTCAGACCGGGAACCACCATCTCCTTTTGGCCCGGTCCCTGAACCTTATAGCCAACCCGCTTCCCATCTTCCTTGACCTCTTCACCATCAAGGATCGTCTGGAAACTGTAGTTCTCAATGTAACCCTTATCGGCTGTCGTACCGGCTGCTTCGTTGAGTGCAGCCGAGGTGATCATGTTCGCTTCCGGGTTCAGGATCTGATACCCGTAACGAGTCAGCGTGTCAGTAGTTACCTGATCGTAAGACTGACCGGAAGTCTCAAGGGTATTGAGGATCTGACCACGGATCTGACCATCGATCACTTCGTTGTTTAAACCATAAGACAGGCCAACGGCTTGCTCATAGTTTTGAACTGGTTGACCGTACTGTCTCCCAGTAGAGTCCACCACCACATAGTTCGGGATGCGTTCACCCGTTTCGGTGACAGTGGGGTCAACTTCTTTAACTTCAAACTTGGTATTGGCGGGGAAGTAGTCCCCCAGTTCACGCGATATAAGCCGCGCATAAGCCTGTCCAGCCGTTACCGGCGCACCTTCGACAGTCGGGGCAGGGATGTTAACTGCGCCCGCCTGAGCGGCCTCAGCGGCTCTGCCAAATGCAGCCGGGTCAGCCTGCCGATTCGCACGACGCTCTGCTTCAGCAGCCAAACTAGCCCGGATCTTTTCAATGTTGGCTTGCTCGCGCTCACGAGCCTTGGCTTCGTATTCGCGCTGCGCTTCGGTGGTCATGAAACTGCGGCGACCGGCTGCTGCATTGACCACGAAATCGGTAAATGCACCCACTGCACCGCCAACGGTCAGATCGTCCCACAAGGACTGACCTATCGGCATCTTCTCGTTGTAGACGCCTCTTTCAGTAAGGTCTTGCAGAAGACCTGCACCAGCCTCCTGAACCGCTTCCTCTGCGCCGCCACGAATAGATCGCTGCAACAGATCCAAGATGCGGGACTTGTCTACTGGGGTGATGTTGCTTGGAACGCGCTTGAGGATGTTTGCAATCGGAGCAATTTCAGACAGTCCGATTATTCCTCCCAATGCGATGGCGGCATCTTCTTGGCCTTGGCTAACATCAAGTCCCTGTGCGCGAGCGGCTGCAATACGCTGCGCCTGATCTCCTGCACCGGCTCCCGTGGCAAGCGTTGCGGCTGCACCCAACTCTCGGGTTCCCATGCCAAGTCGGGTGGCTTTGCCTGCTGCACCTAATGCTCTGAGGCCCGCAGCAGGAGTGAGGAACGAAGCCATCGATCCCACGCCTTCACCGAACTTGGTAAACCAAGCATCGGAGTAGTTGGGATCTACTCCCAGTGCGCTGTTGTTAATCCAATCGCGACCAGCGCGGGAAGCCTTGACGAGTTCATTCTCTTCGCCGGTATCGATAGCATCTTTCAGGCCCACCACATTGGTCGCGGCATCTGCAAGTTCTGCTAAACCTTCGCCAGCAGACAGGAATGCTCCAGCAAACCCACGGCCAACGCCTTTAAACGTCTCGCCTACTTGGCCTAAGACAGTACGCTCTGGCTCTGGCTCTGGCTCGACAGGAGCGGGAGTGCTTGCTAGATAAGCATCCGGGTCGAAAGCAGTGGACTTTTCAGCCAGATACTTATCTGGATCGAAAGCCATTACGGAACTCCAAGTTTGGCCTTGATCTGCGAAGCCCTTGGATCATTGGGATTTGAGTTTGCCCAAGCCAATGCCTCCTGATCTGCTTTGCTTAGAGTCGCGCTGGCAGATGAACCACCAAACGCCTCTGGGTCAAGAGACATTGCAAAATCTCTAGTTAATTTTGAAACCTCTTCCGGAGTAAATCGTTGGCCATCCTTCTTAATTGTGAGGGTGGGATTAGCCGCTATGTAATCACCGGCAATCTTCAATGAAGCAGAACGTGCGGCTTGAGCGGAGTTTGCATTGCGACCAAGTTGAACACGCTCATCAGCAATGATTTTTTCTCTATTTGCTTGATAGGTAGCAATGAGTTGAGCCGCTTGCAATTTATCACTGCGAGTTGCTTTCTGTTCACCAGAGACGATATTTGCAATGTTATTAACTGCATCACTCTTGAACTTCATAGTGTCAAGAATGGCCTGACGCTGTTGTTGAGCAGCCTGTAACTGCAACTGTTCAGCCATGCGTCCTTCAGCAGATGCTTCGCGGCGACCTTCAGCAAGAGTAGACATGGCTGTTTGTGTTGCCTGTCTCAAGCCTGCGGCAGGATCTCCACCCATCACGCCAGCGCCAAGGCTAGTCAAAGTTCCGGCAATCGCCATACGACGAGCCTCGTCCTTCGCTTCTTTTTGACGTTGCTGTGCTGACTGAATGAATTGAGATATGTCAACAGGCGGAGGCAATCCTTGTTCCATCTGTTGTCTTTGTAAATCAATAGCAGCCTGCACTTCTGTAGGTCTTTCATTAGAGGCAAGGCCACTAAGCAAAGACTGCAATGACAATGCGGATTGTGAGCCAGCAGCAGGTGCAGCGGTTCTCTGCCCAGCCATAGCCGCGCCAGCGTTCACTATGCCACCCGGTGACACAGGCGGACGAGACGACGCAGCAACAGGGGGTGCGACTGCTTGAGGTCTGGCAGGAGCAGTGACACCAGAGAGTTCATTTAAGATCACACTAGGGTCTTCAACAGATGCGCGGTTAAACATCTGCGTGTTTGCTCTGGCGGTATTGTATTGAGGTTCGAATCGCGCCAGCACTTCTGCCTGAGCAGCCGGTGGCAACGAATCAAATGTCGGAAGCATCCGCTTCACAAACGACTTCAAGTCCATATCAAGTGGAATACGAGGGCCTGAAGCGGCAGCATTCTGCGCCTTCATCCGCATGGTGAGATCAGGAACAGTCCTGCCTTCCTGCATCCGGTACGGAACCTGTCCGCCCTGATACATGCCCATCGGCGCACCTGTCATAGGCTGCTGCATCGGCGCTCCCGGAGGAGCCGCACCCGGAGGGGCCATCGGAGGAGGTTCACCGCCCGGCGGAGGGCCACCCGCACTAGCGATACCGCCCTGAAGGATCTGATCCTTGATGGTGGGTTCCGCATTACCACCCTGCGCCTGAAAACGCTGACGCATTTCCTGACGACGCTGAACTTCAGAGATCGCCAAGAACTGCGGGATCTGCGGGGGTGGGTTCTGTGCGTACTGGAAAAGGACTTGGTCAGGAAGTCCCTTGACCATGTCTTCTGCTTCAAGAATGTTCATGGTTTAACCCCGTCCAAGAGCCTGATACAGGCCCAATGCTCCTAAACCGCTACCCAATGCCTGCTCTCCAGCAGAGGGAACTCTACCAAATGTCGAGACGGTGCTGCCCGGATTAATCGGTATGCCTTGCAAGAGATTGCTGAGGTAACCCAACTGCTCCCGGCCATACGCCTGCTGACGCAGGAAGTCTTCGTAGCCGATATCCAGACCGCGCTGCATGAGACCACGGCGCTCTGCGCCCACCCCACCAATTGCAGCCAAGCGACGAAGATCCAGTTCCTGCTGGGTTCCGCCAAGGCCAGAGAGAAGTTCCGCCGCAGCCAGACGCTGGGCCTGATTTGCCCGATCTGCGGACAGCCCTTCCAGACCCAGCAATGCTCGCTGACGCTGCTGTTCGATATTGAACTGCTGTGCCTGCATCTGGAACTGCTGCTGTGCGCGGCGTGCGGCATCGGTCTGCTCTTGTGCAGACAGACCCATTCTGGCCGCTTCTTGACGAGCCTGTTCGCCTGCCTGCTGGGCCTGCATACGGAACTCAGCCTGCCGCTGACGAGCCGCTTCTTGGGCTTGGAACGAGGCAAGACCCTGCTGACCCTGAGCCTGACGAGCCTGCTCGCGCTGTGAGTACGCGCTCTGTCTAAACTGTTCAGACGCCTTGCGGGATTCTTCAGCCTGCTGTTGGGCGTTCATGCCCATCTCAGCCGCACGTTGCTTGGCTTGCTCCGCAGCCTGCTGGGCTTGGAACCCAAGGTTCGCTTCGAACTGACGCTCTTCCTGACCCGCCTGATACGAACGCAGCCCGAACTCCGCCTGAGCCTGTCTGGCTGCTTCGTTCTGTTGCTGGGCAGTCATGCCCATTTCTGCTGCACGTTGACGCGCTTGCTCGCCAGCCTGTTGGGCTTGGAATCCCATTTCGCCTGCGCGTTGACGGGCGGCTTCCTGTGCTTGGAATGCGCCAAGTCCAAACTGCGCCTGCTGCAACCGAGCAGCACGATCCGCTTCGAATCCTTCACGGGCTTGTTGGAACGCAGCCTGTGAACCACGGGCTTGGATATCCCCCAACTGCTGACTGAGGGTGCGCTGACGCTCTGCCTCTAAGAGAGCCGAACGAGTTCCGCCCAAAGCGCCTGCACGAGCAGCCTGCGCCCCGACCTGAGGACGCTGCGCTTCGGAAGCCCTGACTGCTTCGCGCTTCTCAATGTCGGTGACCGCCTGCTGATAAGGCGACATGTACGATTCGACGGTGCCGGGCTGTGTAAACGTGCCAGCCTCAAAGCGATCTTGGAACGTACCTGCCTGATAACCGGGCGTGAATGTACCGGCTTCATATCCCGGAGTGATGGTTCCGGCCTGATAACGGTCGGTGAACCTTTCTCCTTGGAACGAAGGCTGGAAGGTTCCGGCGGTATAACCGGGCTGGAACTGACCTGCCTGAAACTGCGACCGGAGGTCTTCAGCCTGATAGCCCGGACCCACCTGTCCTGCTTGGTAGCCCGCATCAAACTTGCCCGGCGCATATCCGGTCTGGAACTGAGTCGCTTGATAGGTCGGGGTGATTTGACCCGGCTGGAATGATCCAGCGATATCCATACCAGATGGCATCTGAGCAAAACCCACTTGGCGGGCAATATCAGTCGCCATGCCGATCTGCTCAGGACGCTGAAGGCTAGCAATGCCCTTCTGCGCTTGAGTCTCTTCAGGAGCGAACTGGGCTAGTCTCTGCCCGGTATATTCCTGATACGGACGCGCACTCTCAAACAGTCCTCGCTGAAGGACTTGTTCGAAGTACGGCTGAACGTAAGCCGGAAGGTTGCTCTGGGTTACCGTTGAAGTGACCTGTTGTGGGCCACCGCCGCCGCCACCGCCACCGCTCATAACCTTCTCCTATACTCTTCAAGAGATTCATGACTACTGAAGAAATTGCGAACCTCAAGACTCACAGATCTCATGTAATCATGTCCTCTGGTAAGAAAAATCGTGTAAATGAAAATCTCATGCATGTAGTCTCTTAGGACATATGCAATGGCCTTGTCATTGTCTGAGCCTTTTTCAAGGCTTATTGAATCAATCCATGCATTCAAAGCCGCATTAATCAATGGCATTAACACAGGCTTGTAATGATTGAAAAATGGGTTTAGCGGGAGGACGGTAAGCATGTTTACAAATACTCGCATTACATGCTGCTTGTCTATTCCCTTATCTCCATCGATAAGGTCATCCCAAAGTTCCACCGCATCAGAGTAATCAAGAATGAAACTTATCGCATGTTCATCTTGAATCCACTCGCGCAATCTCTCATTTCTAACTCTTCGCCACGAAGCAGAGTCAAACTCAACTGCTTTGTTTACATCAACCAGTGCTGGTTTATTTGAACTGCTCATTGTGTTATTTCCGGTTGACAATCCTCAAGTTTAACAAACTTGAAGCATGTGGATACTGTAGGGAAAAGAACCTTGCCATGCCAATCTTTCATTCTGCTTTCATTGAAAAACCTGATGCATCTCTCATTTGATGCATCTTTATTGAAAGCCCAGACAAGTTTAATGTTTGCCTTTTCCGCGCTGCTAATAATTCGTGATGCTGGATATAGGAAAAAATCCCATCCGGTTAATTCAAGAGAATTATTAATGTTTTGCGTTGGGGTGAAGTCCATAACGAAAACAAAACCTCCAACTTTTAGAATTCGCGAAGCCTCTTTCATTAGGCTTTCTGGATTCCCATAGCCGAAAGACTCGTTAAACATGACGCAATCCGCAAACTTGTCAGGTATTCCAGTCTCATGAAAGTCAGCCAGAATATGTTCGCGCCCCAAATCGCGCATATAACTTGACTGCACTTTGGAGTTAGTGACGCTGATGGTCCGAGAATCTGGATTAAAATGCTTGATCCAAGCGCCCGTCTCACCAATACCACCACCCATGTCAATGATCGTCCCATAAGGCTGGAACAATTTGACATAGGCATCCATATGAGATTGCTCATCTGGACCAAACATCTGCGATACGAATAACTTTATCCCGTGGGATAAGTATTCGGCAGTTTCTATATCATAATTGTTCATGCAGCCTGCTCCATGCCTTCTGCATCAAAATGCTTTTCGTACACCACTGTCTTCACGGTGTACCCGCGCCTCTTGACATGCGGCTCCCATCCGGGGCGACCGAAGAACTCAATGCCATGACAGCCAGCATTACGAGCAAACTGGTCTGCCGCCTCATGCATCTTGTCCTCAATATGCCTCATGTGGTTCGGCGTCATCGCGCAGTACTGAACCACAAACATCTTCTTCTGCGGGTAGTGTTTAACCTCGGTCATCACGAACCCATGCATTTCGTTCGTGTCAACATCGTAAACAGCCCACAACTGCATCTGCCCGGTTAGCGCAAACCGAACGATGTCATCGATGCTCGCCCGCCCCAATGCCCACACTTCTGACTCGTTTAAATAACGAATAAGAGACGGGATCACATAACTGATCTTTCCGTAGGGGACAAGTGAGATATCGAAGTTCATTGAGTATTAAAAACCTCGTTGAACGATGTCTGCGCTAGTAGATGTTGGATTAAATGATCCCTGCGGGAACTGACGCTGATTCTCTAACGCCATTTGCTGCGCCTGAGCCTGTGCCTGCGCCTGCTGATTCATTCCTTGGAACCCGTTCCCACCAAAGAATCCGCCTAATCCACCAAACATTCCCATGTAAGGACTGCCACCATAAGGACCACCGAAGCCGCCATAAGGGTTCCCGAAACCAACGCCTTGGTCACGCATCGTGTCACCAAAGCCAGAGAAATTTCCGCGAAAGCCGGGGTTAGGCTGAATAGCAGGGCCTAACTGCCGCTCATCGGGAACAAAAGGCTGCGCCCCTTGAGGTGAACCTCCAAGACGCTCTGCAAAACCAAACGCAGAGGACGGGTTTTCAGAGAGCCTTCTCATAAGGTCTTGCAGTTGTAGATCAAGCGGACTATCTGAAATAGCCTTGTACTTTTCAGTACTGCCGTAAGACGAGGGCGCAGGTTCAGGACTGGCAGACCCTTGAATCGGCCTGTAACGAATACTGTCCGGCCCAAAACTTCTAATAGTTCCGGGAGGAACTTCTCTATATTCTGGATTTAATTCGTATCCCGGAGGCGGTTGATCCGTTCCAGTACGCGCTTGAATGGGACGAAACTGCATGTCACTAGGACGCACGTCCTGACTAAGCCTATTTGATGGCTGATAATTAGGATTGACCTCCATCCCCGGAGGCGGCTGATAAGGATTCTGCCTTGCATAGGCATTACCCGGACCTTGATTCTGGAATCCGCCAAACTGAGGTTGCTGGAAACCAAACCCACCACCGTATTGAGGTTGTTGGAATCCACCGCCAAAGGGTTGTCCAAAACCACCACCATACTGGGGTGGCTGGAACCCACCGAACTGCTGGCCGAATCCGCCCATAGGTGGACCAAACCCTCCACCAAATCCACCACCAAACCCACCCATCGGCGGACCGAATCCGCCAGAGTATCCGCCTCCGCCGCTGAACCCGCCACCGCTACTCATGGTTAAGCACTCCTACGGTAGGGGCGGACTTGTTCCGTGGTCCCCATGGTTTTCTTTCGGATGTCATCGACAAGTCCATCGAAGAACTTGGCTCCATCACCTGAGTACCCACCGCCTGCGAGAGCGACTGCATCCGCCGGGATGATGTATTCACCCGGAGAAACGGCCACAGGGCGCTGCGTCCCAATCATTCCTTCAACAAGATCATCCTGACCGCCGCCTTCGCCTTCGATCATCCCTTCGGTCTGTGCGCCCGGAACGATATCCTGAAGAATCTGATCGCGAAGTTGCATGAAGATCTCAGGTCCGTATTGTTCAACGAACGCACGGATAATCTGATCAGCGTTCTCAGCCTCCCCGCGAATAGCCAAAATGGTCATGGAAATCAGGTCATTTTCTGATCCTCCCATATCTTCCGCCATCGGCGTCATGCCGCCCTCAGCGAACCGACCGAAGTCTTCGTCGCTCATGGCGAACTCCGCAGCAGGCGCTTGAGGAGAAACACCAGACATCTCTTCAATCATCGCGAGACGCTGAAGGATCTCAGGGTCAATATCCGGATACTGCTCAAGAGAAACGGGCGGAACGGCAACTTGCGGAGGCATTGCCACAGGCGGCTGGAATCGCGGCTCTGGCATCTCTGCTCGCGGCGACTCAAATCGCGGCTCAGGCATTGCCATCGGGGGCGGCTCAAAGCGCGGGGCTGGCATCGCAACAGGAGGTTCAAAGCGAGGCTCAGGCATAGATACCTGAGGTGGCTCGAAACGAGGTTCAGGCATCGCTGCCGGAGGTTCGAAACGAGGCGCACGGCTGACCATCGGTTCCTGTATTTCAGGGAACTGCTGCTCAATGACAGGCGACTGCGGCTCAACAGCAGCACGCATGATCTCCTCACGTCGAGGTGCCTGCGGAACCTCAGGAGCGGTTGGCAAGTACTGCTCTAAGAACTCTGCCGTAGGGGGAGCAAAGGTCTGCGGAGCAGGCTCAGAGATCCTACGGAACTGCTCAAGGATATCCTCAATGCTCTCAGGGGCTGGGCCTTCGGGAATAGGCGCAGCAAGAGGGGTCGGCTGGGCGTTCTGTCCCAAGTTTGCATTGATGAAATCGTCTAACGCGCCTGTGCCGATATACTGACCAATTGACTCATCGAAGTCCTTGGTTCCGCCTGCGTACATCGGTTCTTCTCCGATGCGACGATCAATCCTAAGATCGTCTTCGATAATCCCCGGCATTACATCATCTTCGACAGGCTCCGGCATTTCCGGCTTGGCAACCATTCCCCGCTCAGGGGGCTTTGCTCCACCGAAGAACCGCTGATATCCACCAAATCCCGACAGGAAGTCTTCTAGGTTGAACCCGCCGCCTGCAACGGGGCCGGGGCCAGTTCCGGGTGCGCCGCTGCCCGGAGCAACACCAGCGTCTGGGCCTGTGGTTGTTTCCGGAGGTGGCTTGTTGGGATCGATATCGGTGAAGTATTTAAACTCAGGGGCCACACCCGGCATGTATCCTTCACCGCCCACATCCAATGCAGAGTAACTTGCCTTCGGAGGGGTCAATGCATACTGACCGCGAAGCGAAAGTTGGATGTCCTTTGCGGCAGGGATATCGGCAAAAGCCGAACGGTTCATGGCCTCGCGGACCTGACTCTCAATGTCACCGCCGTCGAAGTACCGCTCTACGATACCGCCGCGAGAGTAGCCGACACCGGGGTAAGCGCCGCGAACTGCGTTGAAGACATCGCCCATCTGGCCGCGAATCCGCTGACGCTCTTTCTCTTCCTGCTCTTCGAAAGCACGGGCGCTGCCCTGCCCAGACAACTCCATCTCGCGAGCCATGCGTCCAGTCTCGCCAACATATACCGGCAGGAAAGAACCGGGCTTGGCAAGTTCGCTGAAGAACTGACCGGGCTGCTGGAACGGCTGCGCGAAACGCTGTCCCGCTGTCATTTCAACAGGAAGAACCCTTGCAGCAGGCGAGAATGCATCCGGACTCATTGAAGCGCCAAATCCTTCGAAGACATCTCCCACCGCAGAGGGTGCGGCCTGAGAAGCGATATCAGCGATGGGGTTTATTGCGGAGCCGAAGCCTTCGGCAACTTGCGGGATTTGAGTGGCAAGTTGTGTAGTTGTATCAGCAGCAGCCTGAGTTGCCCCCTGAGCCGCAGTTCCCGCTGCCGTAGTACCGGCTTTGGTCAACTCGCCTAGTCCACCCAGAGCAGAGCCAATTCCAAATCCGGTGATGCCGGACATGATGCCTTGCTCAAGATCTCCCGTTACCGCAGTGGTTGCGGCTGCGGAACCCAATGCGCCTGCCGCCGCAGCGCCCAGCGCCTTGGAACCTAGAGCGCCAGCCAAGGTAGAGCCTAGTGCTGCATTGCCAAGGAAAGACCCCAACAAAGGGGCAAGGAAGGGCAGGAAGGCTTCTGGCTGGCCGGTCTGGGGGTTCCGGGTCAACTGTCCGGTCGGGGACAGACGGGACAGCATCTGAACCTCAATCGGGTTCATGTGTACAAGTTGCGAGTCACCGTATCTGCCGTATCCGGCAAGTTGGTTCGCGACTCCTTGGTATGGGGCGTTATACATGGCAACTCCTATGGTTGCGTGGAGCCACGGCTCCATGGATTCTGGTGGAACGGCGTTTAAATTTCAATGAGATAAATAGGTCACAGGTCATCATACAGAGCCTGATTCGTAGTTAGAGATCCATTCAACGGTCAAGATGATGGATGGGATTTCTGGGACGTTCCCAGAAGCGGCTTCGTGCAGGATGACCACATTGGTATCCGAAGACTGCCATGCCAATTCGAAGTAATTGCCGCCTACCAAAGGCAACAGGAAGTTCCACGAGGCAACGATTTCTGAGTTTGGTCCATCGATAACGATCTTGGTGGCTGAGTAAGAAACATTGACTCCGTTGATTCTCGGCCAAATTAAAACAGCACTGGCGCTTCCGCCGGTCTTGTCTAACTGAGCAGAGAATTGAAAATTGTAGACCCCGGAATCTGCTATGTAGATCTTGGAAGTAGGAATGCCTCTCTGAACTTGAAACTCACTGACTACACTGTTGAAAGTGAACAGATTGACCGTGTTCGCTACCGGATTGGTCTGGGTCGTGGTGTCGTAATACGAAGCATGAGGGGTTGGTGCGTTGACCTTATTGGCAACTGAGTTAAAGAACAGCCTCAAGACGTTCGAAAACTGATCCTGATAGCGCCTTTCATACTCCTGTGGAGCAATCGGCAAGTTCGGCGGGGCGACATTAGAAATGACTCCCATTAGCGTCTTCCATCTGGTCTAATGTCTAAACGCATCGCACCCATCTGCCATGCCACACCAAGGTCAGATGAGGTCACACGGAGGGCTAACTGCCTACCCCTGATGCGGGTATAGACCTGCTCGGTGTATTGTTGTACAGGAACAACAGATGTTGCCTGCACAGTATCTACGTCCGCAGTTCCGTACAAAGCGCCGGGGTAGTTATGCGGGTAAAGACTGAGCGTGACCGCAGGGGTGTTGGTGCTGGAACCCAAGAACTTCACGTCAGGGATGATTCTGGAGACAAAACTAAACTGGTCTCCATCCCCAATATCGAAGTCCGCAGTCTGGATGAACGCCGTAATTGGCTGCGCCACGCCCGTCGAGACATCGTCCCAGCCGACTTCATGGAACGCTACCTGATTGGGGGCATTCATGGTCACATACGAATATGCCGTATGCGAGGCCGCAGTGGTGGTATTCGCGCCTCTCACGCAGCCGGTCAGAGCATTACCGCTAACTCCAGTGTAGGTGATCTCTTCACTATCAATGACAACCGTCCCGGTGTTTGGGAATGACGATGCATTGAGTAGCGTGATCGATGTATCGGTCGAGTTGATGCCTGCGGACAGATAAGACTCTTGGATGCTGATTGCCAGCATCGGGTAGTCGCGGAGAGTCTGCTGAACAAATGCTGTTCTGTTTAAACTTCCGTAGTGCCAAGTGCCATCTTGATAATTGAACGCGACATAGAGGTTATTCACCTGACTGTCGGTTCCGGGGTAGAACCACCAGATTTCGCTGTAAGCCTCATTGATTCCACACATCACCTGCGAGATCTGAGACTTGTTTAAACCTGAAAAGACATGCTGGCGCAGGCTACAGGGGAGTGTGTCAACACGTCCGTTGTAGACGAAGAACTTGTCGGTTCCCATCCAATAGACCGAGTTATTGACCGCGATAACAGAGTTCTGGGATGCAACAGAGATGTCTTGGTCAAGAAGGTTGATGCCCCACACAAACGGCGGGCCAATGTACTGCATGGAGTAGATGGCTGTGTCCGTCAGAACCACGATCTCCTGACGGGTTGAAACTGCCGTCATGATCATGGAGCCGTTGGTAATCCGCTGTTCGCCTGCCTGATTGGTGAGTTCCGGAACCCATTCATAGGGATTCTCTTGGTCTGACCAACGAATCAGAAGCGGGTCGAATGTCGTACCAAAATCCAATGGGTTGTAAGGCTTCGATCCAAAGCAAATGAAGAAGTCCCGAACAGGGGATGAGTTGATGACCAAGGTTTCATCAGGTGCCTGAAGACCCGAATACGATGCCGTCACCGATACCGTTCCAGACCCTGTGGTTGCCGCAGAGAGCGTCAGGGACGTTGTCCCAGTCCATGCGGTGGTGACATAGGCTCCTGTCGGAATACCGCTACCGGCGATGACAGAGCCGGTGTTAATGCCTGTTGCATCCGCAACCACAATGGTCGTTACACCTGAAGCAAAGGTGGCTGTCGTGGCAACCTTCGGAACTGAGTTGATCTTCGCTTTGAGCGTGACTGCGCGAGACCATGAAGACGTGTCGTCAGTCCAGTAGTAAATACCACCATCTCGTTCCGCAAAGATCAGATCATCACCATAGTTGACGATGGACCAGAGCCGCATCGGCAAACCAATCGGAGTGCTGGAACCCCATCCACCAAATCCCCATGGGCCGCTGCCCCAGCCAATGGCCGAGGTGGCTACCGCAGGACCGGCATTGATGTAGTACGTCACTACAACCGCAGAGCCACCACCTGTTGCCGTCGCATTGGCTGCTGATGCGGCAATGATGGTGTATGTATTGTCTGACGGAACACCCACGATCTCGTATTCGCCAGAGAGTGTGATACCACCTACCGCAGTGGCACCTGAAATGCTGATGTAAGTTCCGACAGTAATTCCGTGCGCTGTTTCGGTGATGGTAACTAGACGGCTACCATTGGTAGTGGCAATCGGGTCTGCGCCAAGGGTGACAGTCTCTCTAATTGGAGTGATGTCGTGATAGGTGCCACCTAGTTCGACATAGAGTTTCTGGTTAGTGGCAAGCGCCAGCAGGTTCTGCGAAAGCAGGGTGACGTAGTTCCACATGTACCGGCACACCCCATCGAAGGTGTTGCCATTCGATGTGATGTTCTGCCAACCGCCGATCTTCTGGGGGAACCCGCCACGGAAGCGGACCTTTTCAGAAATGAAGAATCCGCCTTCATCGGCATAATCGGTCGTTTCTCTATTAACGCCGGGGCGAAGTTGTAACTTCTGTAATGGCATCACGACACTCCAGACAAATACAACGCACGTTCATCTTGCCTGCGTTTAACCAATCCCGGAAGGACTTTTCCAGCCGCCTTCGTCCATTTCATGAATTCTTCTGCCGCTTCTTCAAAGTCACCCCGGTTGGTCTTCATCCGCAACCCAGAGCGTTGCAGATTTCCAAGGCCCACGTTGAAACTGAAGGAAACCAAAGCATCGAAAATCCCTTGATGACCAAGAGCAGCAGGGCAAAGTCGGGCCACGCCGCGCTCAAACCGGCCAAGGTCTTGAGCAAGAATAGCGTCCACCTCTCCCATCGTGAAGGCGCGATCCCAGCCGTCGGGTATCGGTAGACTCTTGCGCTCCTCATACTTCACCGCCGCATGGGTCGGATCAATCACATGGCCCACGCCCACCGTCCACAACAGCGCCGGACAACGGTAAGGCTTAGTCCTCACCCCTTCGTGGTGCTTTACAAGTTTAATCAGTTCAGGGCTAACCTTCACTTTTGCGAGAACGCTCTGCCACCAAAATGGAACGCAATGATGGACGCCAGAATTGCCATCTCATCGTCGCTAAATACGTTTTCCATCGCAGCCGCAAACGGCACCCCTTGATGCCATGCGTACCACACCCCGGCAATGTTCAGCGCGACCAACTCCAGCACGAAAATGTACGTCACGACAGGACGGACGCTGGCACGCAGGTTAATCATCCACTGACTCGCGCCCTTGCCAATTTCGATGTCGTGCTGGTACAGAGCCTGCCTCTCCTCGCCAGCCGTCTGCGTCTGGATTTGCTCCAGTTTGATTTCCTCAACCCGTGCCTGCGCGATAAACCCACGCTCTGCAAGGGCCAACTCACGCTCTTTCTGGGCTGCGACAAGAGCCAGTTCATGCTTTTTGTCCTGCCGGTCTTGGAAGATTTGCAGAATCTTGGGCAGTCCACCCGCAAGGAACGACAGAAAGGTGCTAATCATGGTCATCATTTGTTGCGCTCCTCCATCAGTTTGACGCGCACCTGCAAGTCATGGATGTCCTCCATGATGTCGTCTTTCATTTCCTGACGACGGGACGCGCTTAATGGGCTGTCGGTGGGTACACCTTCAGGCGTAATCAACGCGGGCATCTTGCTCTCAACCGACATCAGACGATTGTTGAACGATGCGATTTCCGTCAGCAGCCAGCCGACAGCGGCCAGTAGCACTGGGAACAACATATCCACAATCTTCTGCATGTTCACCTTTGCAACGCCTCCACCAGCATCATTGCCATGGAACCCAACGCACCGACCAGCACCAGAATGACCGTGCCTCCGACTGAGATCACGAGTCTCTCCAAACGCTTTAAACGCGCATGGATCGCTTCGTACCGCACCGAACAGACATCAATGTGGCTGGTTACGGTCACTTCCAGTTCTTGCACGGTGGTCATTGCTTCACTTCATCCGGCTTTGGCACCTGCGGCTCGGCTTGCTCCTTGATCTTGACGATGAGCGGCCACGCCCCCGTCTTGCTCGGCAAGTCGCCTAGCACTTGCAGGATTGCGTTTACCTCGTCGATGGACAGTTCTAGTTTAATCACGGCGTCACCCACGGCAGCGGCGGCGACACGATGGGCGGGTTGATTTGGTTCTGAATCTGCCCCTCCACCGCAGCCTCAGTCGCGGCCTTATCCACGCCGTTGGCCCAGATCCAGCCCAGCACTTGCTCTTGCGTCAAATCAGCGTAAGGCGTGAAAGCCTCGCCCTGCACGACGGGAAACGAACAGGTCGAGTAGACGCTGCCGTTGTATTGGCCGTCTACGCCGTTGCACTGCCAGTGACAGCAGATGACGTAATCCGCGCCCTCTGCGGTTTGCGGGATGCAGTTAAGAACCGAGATGTTCCATGTGATTACAGTAGACATTTATTTGCTCTCCAGTTGTGCGACACGCGCAGTAAGTTCTTGAATAGCAGCGGTCAGCGTAGCGACCAAGAATGAGGTATCAACGCCTTGGTACCGTGGCTTGCCTTCAGCGTCCACAGCGTCCTTCTCGCCAACCACGCAATCAGGCACAACTTCCGCAAGTTCATGAGCGATGAAACCCTGACCGTCAGAGCCATCAGCGTTCCACTTGTATGTGCAAGGCTTGAGCAACGCCACCTTTGCCAACGCACCTGTAATCGGTGCAATGGTGTTTTTTAAGCGATAGTCAGATGAAGTTGTGTATGCAACTGTTGTCGTGCCGTTATGCGTAATCTTGCCAGCCACGTTTCCTGCGCTATTTGAAAATAAAAGATAATCACCGTTTAAACTTGCATTTGAATCTATTAGCGCAATTCCTTGGTCGCCGGAACCACCGTTTCCGTCAAAAGAAACGCTTATTAGTCCTTCGTATACTTTTGCTGCTGTGTTGACACAAAAATCCCCCCCGCTCGTGATGCGGGCGCGTTCGGCGCTGTTAGTAGTAAAAAGTAATGGTTGAGATGCGCCTACCGCTGCCAACTCTGTAGCCGTTGAGCCAGCCGCAAAATAGCCGCGTGCCGTATCGCCAGATTTAATTGCAATAAGCGCACTGCTGCTGCCGTTGACTTCAAATAATCCGCGTCCTGCCACAGAGTAAGCAGCGGATGTTGTACCAAGAAGAAGGCTTACATCCGCTCCTCCGCTTAGCGTCATCGCCTGCGTCCACGAGATACCGGTGCCTGCGGTGCCGGAGGCTGCGTTGTACCAAATGTGGCTACCTGACGAGTGATCGTACCTAGTTGCCGCCGCAGTCACTCGATAAGTCCAGCCACCTAAGTATGACGTAGTGTAGGCGTTGGTTGCAAAGTAGGTCTGATCAACCCCTGCATAGGAAGAAACAGTCACAGAATCTGTTTGGAATCCTTTACCGTTTGAACCACTGGCCCCAACAATTGTCGTCGGCGTGACGCCCAGACCGAGGTTGCCGGAGGAGTCGAGCAACATCCTCAACGTATCACTGGTGCCAAATCCAAAATTCACCGCAGAAGTTGTACCAATGTTGACCGAGTAATTTCCGGCGTTCCCACTGCCCCAAAAAGTTCCGGTAGAACTTGAGACGCCATACTGGAAAACGCCGCCAGTATTAGAAACAGTCGCAAGCGCGTAGCCAGTAGTCGCACCAGAGTTTTTGAAGAACACGGTGTTGTTGGTGCCACCGATGTCCAGTTTTGCACCCGGCGAACTCGTCCCGATGCCGAGGTTGCCTCCATCAGTCAGCGTCATCAAATCCGTCGTGGTAGATGACGCGCGCTTGCTGAACGCAAAACTGTATCCACTGCCGTCCCCCATATAGATTCGATTGATGGGGGCTTCGTAACTGAACAGCATTGGGCCCTGAGCAACGGGCAGCGTTGCCGAGGACGTTACGTTAATTCCACCCTGAACAGTCAGTTTCTGCCCCGGCGAACTCGTCCCGATGCCGACGTTAGTTCCATCAAATACAAACGCACTCCCCGACGTCGCCACCTTTGACCCGTTCAAGTACAACACGCCGTTGGCGGTGCCGCCGGAGAGGGTCAGGTTGCTGCTGACGGTAGCCGAAGCAACAGAGACATTGGTAATGCTAAGGCTGCTGATCGTGAGGCTGGTCAGAGCCAGATTGGTAATACTGGCAGATGCAGCACGAAGCACAGTTGCAGAGAGATCCGAAACAGTTGCCGTGGTGGCGATCAGGTTAGTGATGGTCGCGCTGGTCGCAACCAGATTCGTCACAGTGAAACTGTTGGTTCCGAAGTCCTGAATGTAGTTGACGCCGTTGACGATATCCGTGCCGTTGGAGACAAGGATCATCTTCTTGCCAGTCGGGACAGAAACGCCGGTCTGACCAGATACCTTCACCGTCACCGCGCCAGATGCGTTGTTGAAGATGAAGTAAAGTTTCTTGTTGGCCGGAACAATCAGGTTGGTGTTTGTGCCACCCGTGCCGGTCAGTTCGATGTACATGTTGCGGGCGACACCCGTCGATCCGTTCGGGATCGTGATGGTTGTGTCCGTACCAGTCGAAACTGCCTGAGTGACGTACCCTGAGATCGCCTGCTCTAGCAACGTGCCAAGGTTGGTATTGGTCGTAACGCCCCAAGTACCGGCTTGGTCGCCCGTGCCGATCAGTTCCAGTGCGAGGTTAGTGCTGTAAGTACTAGCCATGTTTAAACTCCTAATTCACCGTAGGGATGTTGGCCCAAGTCGTGGTTTGCGAGTCATCGACATCAGACCATCCCGGTGTCTGATCATCGTTTAAATTCTGCCAGTTAGCCGACTGATTGTCATCGACGGGATTCCACAAGTATGCCCCGGCCATCACATCTGAAGCCGTGGCGGATTCGGCAACCTCGACATCGAAGGTCACACCCCCGGCCACGTCCGAATCAGCCGCAGTGACGATCTCATTGATCATCACCTTGAAGTTCATCTGAGCCGCTGCTGTCTCCGCCGCAGAGACGATCTCAGCCACTTTCGCTCCGAAGGCGGCTACCGATGAGGGGGTATCTGTTATGGTCGCAGACTCATCCACACTCACCAAGAACGAGAAGACGGAATACACATCGTCTTGTGCGGTTGCCGTCTCTTGGATCTGGGAGTCAAACTCCTGTCCTGCTTTGGGTGCGCTATCGACGTAAACAGCCGATTCGTTCACTACGACCTTGAAGTCGTTACTGGCCGAGTTGGCATCTGAGTAGGTCGCCGCTTCGCTGACCTTGGTGGCAAAGTTGACGTTCGACAGAACCGAATCGGTTCCGGTCGCAGAGTCTGCAACTGCTGCGCCGAGGCTATAAACTGAAGACACCGTATCTTGGGCGACAACGGACTCTGAGACGGGCGCATTGAACTGCGTACCCGCCCCTGTGTTGGCATCATTGATGGTCGAAGTTTCGTCTGAGGCGCGGTAGTAAACCGACATCCCCCATCCTGCTTGACCCCATGTGCCTGATCCGAAGCCGCCCTCTGACACTGTTTAAACTACAAGTTTCAGTTCCGTCTCCGCGAACCAACGCTGCTGGCTCTGGCCTTCGGCATCTACCCAAGGGATGAGATACCAAACCATGCCTTCATCGTCCATGCGGATCGACTGGACCTTGCCCTGCGGAACTACGACCTTCAGTTCAACGAGGTCGCCTTTCTTGAAAAGACTTGCCATATCTATCTCCTATCAGGCCGCGTCGAGGCTAAAGGTGTAGGTCACAGACAGAACGTCGCCGTTCTGCACCACGCGATCACCGGGGGCCGCGAAGTCGGACGCAGAGAAAAGGACGCCAGAAGAACCGCCCGGAGTGTCGCCGCTTGTCAGGAACGCGCCACCGACGTTAGCCGACGCATTGATCAGGAACTGCGCCGGGGCGGCAGAGTTAGCAATGACCGAAGGATCAGCCGTGGTTGCTGCACCGAAGGTCGCAGCAGGGCGGGTCGCGTTGCCGTACGCCGTCACTTCCGTCCAACCGGCATGGGATGCCATCGTGTCCGTCGAAGACGGATTGTTGCTGGAAGCCGGGCCGTAGACGCCGATATACCACGCCGCCGTATAACCTGAACCCTTGAAGAAGGTGGTGTTGACGTAAGCCAGACCCACATTCACCACGAGGTTATGGGACTTCTGTTCCCACTTGAGGTTGCCGTTTTTGTCGTGGCAACGCACGGTGAAAATACCGCCGCCCTTGAGACCGTCACGGGTGCCATTGCCTTTCAGGACATTTGCACCAACGGCATCAACAGACTTTGCCTTATTGATGAGCATCGTTGATTCTCCTAAGTAAACCGTAGTAACGCTGAGTTATAAGTGTTTGCAGGCATCTGCACCGTGAATGAGTTCGTGGCAACCTTGTCGTTGCCAAAACTCAGAACTGCGATGGACTTATTGGACTTACTGACGTTGTAAATCAACCCGCCAGCCGCCGTGAAACTGGCAGGGTTCCAAACTGCATTGTTGAAGTTGACGTAGACCACGTCGTTTAACTTGTTGATCGATACCCCAGTCAGAACGACACCGCCTGCGGAATACCCTGTGCCAGATACTTCGCCTGTCGCCGTGTAAACCGTGGTGTCTTCGCTAAGATCGGCAGTGCTGTAGTACAAAGCCAACTTGAGCGTATCCGTCAGGAGATTGTGTTCTCCTTTGAGGATCTGCTCTTTGAAACTCAGGGTAATGGTCTGGTAGATCATGTGACCGGAATCCTATTGAGTCCGCTCCGGTACGCATCCCGACGATCCTTGCCTTCGCCAAGGAGTTTCAGCAGGCCGAGCGATTCCTGATACTTCTGCTCGTAGTACTGCATCATGTCCTGCTCGCCCTTCATGTAGATGTAGGCTTCGCGCAGGGTTCCGTACAGAAGCACGGTCTCGAAATTATCGCCCAGCCAAGACGTACTCGCCGTAACAATGGACTGCGGGTAGTAGTAGTAATGCAGTTCGACCTGATAGTTGCTATCCGGGGTCGGACCCAGAATGAACGTGTTCTTGTCGAAGATGGCGTAGTACTTGGGGATGCCGATATCGTCCGGGTCCGGATAGCACTCACGAATGAAGTTCACATCCTTATCCAGCAAGAACGTCTGAGCATTGGTTACTGGGTCGATCACCGACAGCGAGAAGTTCGCCAGCCAGTCCGCCGGAACCGTCAGGTATTTGTTGCTTGGGGTCAATGTTCCAATCTGGTTCTTTCGGATCGCAGGAATAAAGACCGCGTTGTAGATCCGCTCTTCGGCCAACTGGACGAAATTGGGGATGTTCGCAACGAACGAAGTCTCCTCGTTCTGCGTGTACTGTTTAACCAGATCAACCAGTTGGGTGTAGTTCATGTCGTTACCACCGTCACGGTTCCGACTAAGCCGGTGGATATCAGGTAATTAGGGGTCAGGCCGGTATCATATCCTTCAGCGCCACCCACTGGGTTCCATCCATATTGGAACATTCGACTACCTCCTGCGCCTTGGTTACCCGGCGCGTAGAAGGTGTTATCAGGACGAGCGTTGCGAAGGGCTTGCGGGTCATCCATCGGGACACGACCTAACTGCAACTGCGGATGATCCACATCCATACATTCAAAGCAGACACGAATGCCAATGGGGAGCAGGTTTTCATACTGCTCGTTTAAATCATGCAGATCGTACCGCTGACCACATCGGTCGCAGAATCCGAATGCATGTTTACCACTGGAAAACGGTTTTCCCATTAGACATTCCTGCCAATGTACCCATTCATGGGAACGAATCGGACAGAGGCTTTTTCACGATCCTCGCCCGCCGCAAGATCCCACTGGAGTTCGTATTCCTGCTTGAGCATCCCCAAGCGGTCTGCGGCTTCCGGGCGCTTCATGGCGACGTAGTACGCAAGCCCTGCCACGAGACAGGGAAGGAACCGGGCGGGAACATCGATGTTGTTCGCGCCGCCTGTACCGACATCCTGAATACGACGCATCTTCCAGTAGATAAGCGTGTAGGTCTGGGTGTTGTCAGGGACGGGCCAGAGGTACACCACCGGGGCGGCTCTTTGCCGATCCACATAGATCTGCAAAGGCATCCCTTGGGTGAGTTTGTTGCTCAACTGGGCGTAGTCCGACACCGAGATGCGAGAGAGGGTGTAGTCGGTTTGGCCGGACGTGCTACCCGCATCGGTACGCAACTGGTGTTCCAGAAGGTCGATGGTGTCCGCTGGCATGGTGTAGGTGTAGGTTCCGGGAGTCAGTACCTGAGAACCCTGTTCTACCGTCCAGAGGTTGATACCCCGGTTCTGCCATTCCAGCGCCATGAAGTTCATGGACCGACGGGCAGTCTGGAGATCATAGCCGGTACGCAACTCCATACCCGCCCGCTCGAAAGCCTCCTCAACGAGGTCTCGAAACTCCGGGTTAAAGACTGCTGTACCGCTCGTAGCCATTAGACCATCCGACCTTTGGTCTTACCCTTGATCGCGCAGCCATCACGACTGCCACGTCCGGTGGAACCACCTTCTGCGTAGGTCATGCCGCCGCCCATCATCTTGCCCTTGCCATCAGCGGCAAAGAACGGGACTTTCTCTCCGCCCTTATCAACCATCTTCAGGCTACCGCCCTGTGCGTACATCGCACCGCCTTTCTTGTAGCGAGTCATACCGCCTCCCATCATTTCTTCACTGTCATCTTCCATGCGGTCTTCCATGTCTTTACCGCGACCTTTCTTGCCCACGCCAATGGCAATGATCATCATCGGCTTTCCGTTTTTCATCCTCGTGTCCTCCCGCGAACTGCACAGCCATCAATGCTTCCGCCCATTGCCATCTTCTTTGGCTTGCTCATGCCAGCCTCAGACAAGGCAATAGCGATAGCCTGCTTGCGGCTTTTCACCATTGGTCCTTTCTTGCTACCCGAATGCAGGGTTCCTTCTTTGAACTCCCGCATCACCTTGCGAACCTTGCCCGGCTTCTCAATCTGCTGGGCCATGTTGGCGCGTGACATTGCCATCTCATTTGCCTCTCTGTCTAAACGGCCTTACTTTTTGGGAGATGCCTTTTGGCTGCGCGACGAATTGCTTGCCTTGGGCTTTACCTTTACGTTTGGCTGCGGTGGTACGGGCATATTCCGAAGACGAGAGAGCCTTGATCGCAGCCTCTGGAAGATATCGCTCGCCCGTTTTACTAGATGGCTTACCACTTTTGGTTCTCCACTTCTGTTCCGTCCAAGCCTTCAGTGACTGCTGAGGGGCCTTCATATCAACGCTTTTTGGCCTTGAGCATTCCGCCCTTTTTCACCATTGCCATGTTGCTCATGCGACCCGCAGGAGCAGCCATCGGAGGAGGCGGGGGAGACATCGGACGAGTCGGGGGAGCATTACGGGCAGCGCGGGCAGCGTCGAGACGCCCACGAGCAGCGTTCACAGCAGCCTGCTGAGGGGAACCCGGAGCGCGAGTCTTATCGGACATCGCCCGGCTCATAGCCAAAGCGCGAGCGCGAGACTCAGGGTCAGTTCGCTGACTCAGCGGAACATACGGGGCTTTACCGCCAGCCTGCATCTTCTTAACACCAGCCTTCTGATTCGACAAAGTACGACCTTTCATAAGAACCTCTTAGGTAATAGGCCCACCAACGAGCCATGCATCGCAGGTACGATTACCCGCACATTTGAAATGGAAGAGTTCGCAGTACCCGAGATTGCTGGCTTTGATGACATCCATGGAACTATCCATGTGAGGCTCATCACCCGCCTCCATGCCTTTCGCAATGCATTCAAGCATCTTCGGGGTCTTGATAAATGCCGCGCAGTTTCCACACCGTGCGGTCTTTGCTTCCTCTGGGGAGATCATCCAGAGTTTTGCCTTCTTGGACCAGAACTTCTCTGAAGGTTCGTTCGGGTTCAGTGGGCCATAACCATAGTCTTCGATGGCATGGTTACGATTCTTCAGATTGACATGGATGTCCAAGGTCGCGACAGGGCAAGCCTTGCCGTCCTTATAGGATCGCTTGATGGCTGCGCCTATCGCATCCTTTTTGATCCGCATTGCCATATCAATCTCTGTAGCCGCCTCCGGCTTCACGGTACTTTTTAGCCAGCAACTGAGCCTTACGGGCAGACCACTGGCCTGCTTTGGTTCCGTGTGTCGAGGCGGCTTTGATCTGGTTAAACAGGCGCTTCCGCATTTCGGGCTTGGTGTAGTTGCCCGCCGCGTTGACCTTGCTCTTTGCCTTAGCCATGTCAGCAGTTCCACGCACGAAGAGACTTATTGATCCGACTGTTCGGATCATTCGCCGTCTTCTTGCTAGTGAGTTTCTTTTTCATGCCCTTCATTCGGGCGCAGAAAGAATCTCGACGTGGACCGCCTTCGGGTTGCGGGCGCTTCAGCCCCGGCTTGCCGGGATTGGCACGGTTATAAGCAGCCCTGCCTTTGGCATTTAAACCGCCAGCAGGGTCTTTACCTTCTTTCCTTTGCCATGCCGGGGTCTTTGGCATAGATCACCCGCAAATAACAGTGACTTTCGACACCTGATCCAAGGTCAGCACGGCGATATCACCACGTCCAGAATTGCTCTTGGTCGTGAGAATACCTTCCGGCGGAACCATGGCATCGTTAGCCGTTGCATCGGCAGGGGTGAAGAGTTTGAGAATCACCGTGTTGTTCGGCTGCGCGGTGAAAGTGATGCTGCCTGCCGTTCCAGCGGCAACATAAAGCACCTGCTTGATCCGCGTTCTGGGAAACGCCAGATCTCCACCGTAGCCAATCTTGACACCGCCAGTCGAAGCCGCGCTGACGCTGATGCTGTTGATGCTAGTGTAGTAGTTGGTCGAATAGACCACCGACGCACTTGGACCCGTCACCGTTTCGGTCACGATCCCATCGTAGCCTTCAGCGCCAACTTTGACCCCAGTGATGGTGAAGGTCTTATTGGCATCCGCACCGTTAGAGGTGATCGAAACCTTATAGCCGGTACCGTACTGACCGACATTGGTCTTCAGGAGAGCAATGCTTCCTGAGGCTGCAATCGTCGCAGAGGCGCGGAAATAAGCATCGTCGCTGGTCGGATTTACCGCCCAGACATCGTACTGTGCCATAGAGAATCCTCCGCTTTAAAATTAAACGGTGACGCTCTTGTACAAGGCGATGTAAGCGGTGGTCGCGCCAACGAGAACCTGAATGTAGCCCGTCTGAGCGGACACCAAACCAGAAGCCGCATTCACTGCTACGGCAAACTTGGTGCTGCCAACCGTAAGGCTGGTGCAAAGCAGGTTGGTAACCGTACCCGAAGCGGCCTTGATGACCGTCGCGGACACATCACCGATGAAGCCATTGTCCGACTCAACCGGACCAGAGAAAGTAGTCTTAGCCATGTTTAAACCTCGTATGCGAGTCGTCCACCAGTCTGCATACCGTCAGCCGGGTCTGTCTGGCGGACTCGTTTTCCCGGTAATGCGATTAAACACCACGAATGCACAAAAAGAAAGGGGGACCGAAGTCCCCCCTTCTCTGCCTTTTGGGCTATCAGGTCGAACCCGGCGAACCGTAGATGCCCAGCGGATCGCTGACACCAAACGAGTAACGCTCGCGAGCCTTGTACCGGACGTTGCCGGTGTCAAAGTCGCCATCCATGCCGGTCGAGAGCGGAGTACGCACAAAGTGCTTCATTCCGTTCGGAACGTCAGTGATGAGGAAGAAGGCGTTCGTGTCGGTCAAGTAGTGGTTGACCGCATAGCCTTCCGGGATCGCGCCCATGTTACGGATCGCGTTGATGTCGTTATCGGCAGTCGCCGTGCGGAGAGTGGTCTCCATGAGGCGCTCGGCAACGAACATCAACTGCGACGGCACAATGAGACGACGAGGACGGGCGGCGATCAAGAGACCGCGCTCGTCCACATAGTTCGCAATCGAGATGATTGCGTCTTCCAAGGAAGTCTCGTTGAGGTCCGCACCCACGGTCGGACGGTTGGCATTGGTG